CCCGATCCAAGGACATCCGCCATGACCCCGACTGCGCGAGCTGGGCTGCTTCTCCTGTGTGCCCTGCTGCTGCCGGCGTGCGGCCGGACCGTCGTTAAGCACGAGACCGTCGAAATCCCCGGGCCGGTGCGCTACGTGCGCATCCCCGCCGCCTACACCGATCCGATCACCGTCGCTTGGGCGCTGGATTGCACCTGGCCGGGCAAGGACGGGAAGGGATCGATCAAAGTCCCGTGCACGGAGACCATGCGAGCCGCCTACGAGTCGGCCGTGGCGCAGTGCAATGCCGATCGGGCAGCGGTGCGCGACCTGAGCGACAGGGCGGTGCGAAACGGTGAGGGCGCCTCCAGAGGAAAGTGACACGTCACCATGAACGCAAAGAGCGCCAGAGCCGGCAAGGATCGACGCAAGGGCGAGGACGCCGAGCCTGGCACGCCCAAGAAAACGGGCCGTCCCACCAAGTACACGCCCGACATGGCCAGGCTGGCGCGCGGCGTGTGCCTGCTGGGAGCCAAGAACGTCGAGTTGGCGGCCTTCCTGCAGATCTCCACGTCCACGCTCGACGCATGGATGAACGAGCATCCGGAGTTCAAGCAGGCCGTGAAGGAAGGGCGTGAGGAGGCCGACAACAAGGTGGCCCGCAGCCTGTACAGGCGCGCGCTCGGCTACAAGCACAAGGCCGTCAAGATCATGCAGCACATGGGCGCGCCCGTCGTGGTCGACTACGTGGAGCACTACCCGCCCGACCCCGCATCCATGATCTTCTGGCTGAAGAACCGCCGGCCGGACCTGTGGCGCGAGAAGGTCGACGTCGAGCATTCCGGCAACGTGTCGATCAAAGAGACGCTGAAACAGCGCAGAGAGCGTGCGCGTGCTGGCCGCAGCTGACGTCGAGATGGTGCTGGACGACCTGGCGTCGTTCGAGTGCGACCCGCTGGGGTTTGTCCTGTGGGCATTCCCCTGGGGCGAAAAGGGCACCAGCCTCGCCGACGACGACGGTCCCGAGCTGTGGCAGCGCGAACTGCTGGAGCGCGTAGGCGCCAAACTGCGCGCGGGGCGAGACCTGGGCGTCGTGATCGAGGAGGACGTTTCTGCCGGGCATGGCGTGGGCAAGTCCGCCATCGTGGCCTGGCTGATCCTGTGGGCCGTGTCGACCTTCGAGGACACGCGCGGCGTCGTCACCGCCAACACCGACACCCAGCTGCGCACCAAGACGTGGGCCGAACTGGGGAAGTGGCACCAGCTGTTCATCGCGCGCGACCTGTTCACCCTGACCGCGACGGCGATCTACTCCGTCGACAAGGGGTCGGACAAGACCTGGCGCGTGGACATGATCCCTTGGTCCACCGAGCGGTCGGAAGCCTTCGCCGGCCTGCACAACAAGGGCAAACGCGTCATCGTCATCTTCGACGAGGCGTCCGCCATCGACGACGTGATATGGGACGTCACCGAGGGCGCGCTCACCGACGAGGGGACACAGATCATTTGGTGCCGCTTCGGAAACCCGACGCGCACCTCCGGCCAGTTCCATCGCCGGTGCACGAGGCCGAGGCGCAACCACTACACCCGCGTCGACAGCCGTACCGTCCGCTTTACCAACAAGGCGCAGATTCAGTCCTGGATCGACGAGTACGGCGAGGATTCGGATTTCGTTCGCGTTCGCGTCAAAGGGCAGTTCCCGCGCGTTGGCACGTCGAACTTCATCAGCGCCGAACTGGTCGAGGATGCGCGCAGGCGGACGCACGGGTTCAGCGCCTATGAGGGATGGCCGCTGATCCTGAGCATCGACCCGGCACGATTCGGTGACGACTCGACCATCATCACGCTGCGCCAGGGCGTCAAGGTGCATTGGCAGCGCGTGCTGGCAGGATACGACGGCATCGACGTAGCCGGCCGCGTGCAGGAGATTTGCCGCGAGGAGCCGGACATCCTCGTGATCGTCTACGACGCGATCGGCAACGGCGCAGACCTGGATTCCGCCCTACGGCGCATTCCGGGGCTGCCCAAGCTGGTGCCCGTCATGTGGGGCATACCTGCGCACGACTCCAAGCAGTACACCAACCTGCGGTCGGAGTGTTGGGGGCGCATGCGCGACTGGCTGGCTACTGGGGACATCCCAGACGACGACGGCCTGGTCAACGAGCTGACGTCCCTGGACTACGGCTATGACGCGGCGTTCCGAATCCAGCTGCAGAGCAAGAAGGACATGAAGCGCAGCGGGTTCAGTTCTCCCGACAAGGCCGACAGCCTTGCGCTCTCTTTCGTCATGGAAGCCGTCCAACTGAAAGGCGCCGCGTCCGCGCACAAGCCCGCACGTCGGGCGCGTGGCGTGGGCGACTGGAGAACCGCATGACCCAAGACGAGCGCGCGAAAACTGTCCGCCGAGGTCAAACCCATGTTGGGTGAAAACACATGAGCACGCCCACATTCACGGCCATCACCAGCAACAAGCCTGGCGAGGCTGCTGCGGAGTTCCTGCCCAACACCGTGGCCACGGCGATCGGCATGAAGCGCCACGAGTACCTGGGCGCGAAGGGCGACCTGTTGGCGTTCCTCAGCCAGATTCGCCCGCCCGACCGCAAGCGTGACGTGCCCGCGCTGGTGCTGGCCAACCGCCGCGACCCGGCGAACAAGCACGTGTTCTACCCGCTGCCGGACCTGTGGAAGGTCATGGAGCCCCGGGCCATGGTGGAAATCGTGCCCGAGCTGTGCCGGCACCTGTACGGGTTCGTGACCAAGGACGACATTTTCCGCGTCATGGATGCGCTGTTCGAGTGGGCCGAGGACCTACAGAAGTCCAAGCCGCCGGCGTTCATCGGATCCAAGCAATGGATGCAAGCGCTGGCGCAGGACGGGTTCACCATCCAAGTGAACGGCGAGGCGATCAGCGGATGAGCGGCATCGAGTTCGTCCCCGGCCAGAGCCCCGCCACGGTGTCCCTGGACGGCATCGGCGTGCCCGATCCAGCCGAGCAGGCCCTTCCGCCGCGCAACCCGCTGGACAGCGAGGAGAACCGCAAGGCGCTGGACTCCATGGAAGCGTGGTGGGCCGAGCAGGTGGACGCGCACGCCGAATCGCGCCGCGAGCAGCTGACCGACTGCGACTTCTACGACCTGGAACAGTGGGATCAGGCCAGCATCGAGGTCCTGAGACAGCGCAACCAGGCCCCGCTGGTGTTCGACCTGATCCATCCCGTGGTGGACTGGATCGTCGGGACCGAGCGGCGCACACGCATCGACTGGAGCGTGCTGCCGCGGTCGGCCGGCGCCGAACAGTCCGCGGAAGCCAAGACCAAACTCTTGAAATTCGTGTCGGACTGCACCCAAGCGCAGTTCGAGCGCAGCAAGCAGTTCAAGGACGCCATCATTTCCGGCGTCGGCTGGGTGCGCGAGGGTGCGCAAGTCGACAAGGAGGACGGCATCCCGCTGTACTTGAAGCACGTGAGCTGGAAGTCGGTCCGCTGGGACCCGCACAGCCGGGCAGACGACCTCTCCGACTGCCGATCCATGACCATCGAGCGCTACGTCGACCTCGATTACGCCATCGCCCTGTTCCCCGACAGGGCGGACGCGCTGCGCGCGGCGGCGTCCAAGATGATCGACCCGGGCATCGAACTGCTGACCGACGACGCGCTGATGCCGCAGGTGTTTTTCGGCCAGCGCGCCAACTACGGTCGGTTGGGCGGGACAATGAGCGTGGCCAGGCGCAGCCGCCCGCGCGTGCGCATGATCGAGACGGAGTACCGCCGGCCGACCGTGGACCGCCGTATCCGCGTGCTGGTGGACGGCTACGACGAACTGCGCGACGCGCTGTACAACCCGCAGGACGCCGACCAGGCCGACCTTCTGCGCCGGCAGGCGTGCACGCTGGACGACCGCATGACGGATCGCATCTGGCTGGCCATCTGGACGCCGGGGACACTGTGCTGGCATGGGCCGAGCCCGTACAAGCACAACGCTTTCAGCCTGACGCCCTGCTGGGCGTTCCGCCGGCACCGCGACGGCATGCCCTACGGCGTCGTTCGCGGCCTGCGCGATCCGCAGGAGGAGTACAACAAGCGCCGGTCCAAGGCGCTGTTCGCCGCGTCCACCAACCGCGTCATCTACGAAGCCGGCGCGATCGACGCGGACGACCGCGAGGAGGACATTCTCGCCGAAGCTGCCAAGCCGAACGCGCAAATCCGCCTCGCCGAAGGCGCCCTGTCCGAAGGCCGGTTCAAGATCGAAGCCAACACGGACATCGGCGCGGCAAACCTGCAGCTAATGCAGCAGGCCCGCACCGATGCCTTCGAGGCGTCCGGCGTGACGCGCGAGAACCTTGGCCTGCAGACCAACGCGCAGTCCGGGCGCGCGATTCTGGCCAAGCAGCAGCAGGGCGCCGTGTCCACGGCTGAGCTGTTCGACAACTACCGCGCGTCGATTCAAGCCTCCGGCCGCAAGATGCTGAGCCTGGCCGAGCAATACCTGACCCTGCCCATGCAAATCCGTGTGGTGCAGGACGAGGGAACCGACTGGCTGGCGATCAATCAACCGTCCTACGACCCGATCACTGGCGAAGTGCTGTGGGACAACGACATCACGGCCGACGCGGCAGATTTCGTGGTGGATCAGCAGGATTTCCGCGAGACCACGCGCATCGCCATGGCGGAAATGCTCATGGAGACCATCGGCAAGATGCCGCCGGACATGGGCATCCAGCTCCTGGACTTGGCCATCGACCTGACCGACATCCCCAACCGCGCGGAGTTCGTGCAGCGCATCAAGGAGATCAACGGGCAGGGGAAGAAGGACCAGCCGCCGACACCGGAGGACATGGCCGCCCAGAAGGCGCAGCAGGAGGACATGGCGCTGCGCATGGAGGAGCGCCGCGCGGCCGCCCTGGACAAGCGCGCGAGCGCCGCCAAGAAAACGGCCGAGGCCCAGCGCGTCGGCGTGGAGACCAAGGAGAAGGCGCTCAACGTCGCCGGGATGCTGCAGGCGGCCTTGCCGCTGGCGCCCGCGGCCGACCGCCTTGTCCCGCCACCTAACCCGCGCGACGGCGCGAATGCTTGATCAACGGAGACCGCAATGAACGACGAGACCGACTCCCTGAACATGGACCTGACCGCGCAGGAGCAGGCCGAGGTGGACGCGGACAAGGCCCAGCAGGCCGGCGCCGCGGCGGCGCATGGCAATCCCGCCCCGGAGGCCATGGACGCCGACGAACAGCCCAACGCGCAGCCGTCCGCGTCCGATGCGTCGGCTCAGGCGCTGGCCGAGGCCGCTGCCGCCCTCCGCCAGACCGCCGAGAGCCTGCGCGCGCGCGATGAGGCGCCGCCGGAACGTGAGCAGGAGGTCTCGCCGCCCCCGCCGCCGGACTTCGACGCCGAACGCAAGGCGCTGCGCGAGAGGTACGACGCGGGCGAACTCGACGACGCCGAGTACGAGCGCGAGCGCGAGGCCATCATGGAGCGCAAGGCCGAGTTCGTGGCCGAGCAGAAGGCCGCGGCCTTGGTGGCCAAGGCGGCTGCAGAGAACGCCCAGCGCGCCGCCGCGGACGCCGATCAGCGGTGGAACGAGTCCCTTTCCCGCTTCATCGCGGGCGACAAGGCCAACCTGACGACCGACCCGATCCGGAAGGCGGCGTTCGAGCAGGCGCTGGCGAAGGTGGCCGCCGAGAAGCCGGGCAGCAGCTACGACGACTGGCTGGCGGAGGCTTCCGCCACGACCATGCGCGCCTTCGGCATCGCGGCGCCGGCCGACGCTGGCAAGAATGCCGTGGCCAACGCCCTCGCCGATCGCTCCAACCAGCGCCAGCACAGTGCCCCCGACCTTTCCCGCGCCCCCAGCGCCGGTGCGCCGGCCATCGGCGGTTTCGGCAGCGAGCTGGATTCGCTGGACATCAGTTCCCTGGAGGATCGGCTGGCGCGTATGAACGACGCGCAGATTGCGGCCTTCCTGGCCGACGCGCCGGGCGGCCTGCGCGACAATCCGCGCTTCGCGGAGTCCTGAGCGTAGCCAATGCCCCTGTTCCTCGACGTGGAGCCCGGCGACGCAGTGCGCATCGGCGCCGACACCGTTGTGCGCGTGGAGCGCAAGAGCGGGCAGCGCACCAGGCTTCGCATCGACTCCGAGTACAAGATCGAACTGGATCGGGCAGCCGCAGAGCCTGCCCGGCCTGACCCGCCGATTCGCCGACCGAACATCCCACGGCGATAGGCACAACCCCGCACGCGCAACAGTGCGTGCCACATACCACCGCGGCGCATGAGTGCCCTCAACCCAAGAGGAAAACACCATGAGTCGCACCGTCATTGGCCTTGGCGACGCCTCGGCCGTCAAGCGTTTCTCCGCGCAGCTGTTCGTCGATCAGGCCCGCGAGGGCTACTGGTCGAACCGCTTCATGGCCAAGGGCCGTGATGCGATGGTCCCGGTCCAGATCCTCACGGAACTGGAGAACGATGCCGGCGACACGATCAGCTACGACCTGTTCGCCCAGCTCCGCACCAAGCCCACGTATGGCGACAACCGCCTCAAGGGCAAGGAGGAGGCGCTGCGAAAGTTCAACGACACCGTTTCCATCGACCAGATTCGCTGCGGCGTGTCCGGCGGTGGCCGCATGACCCGCAAGCGCACCCTGCACGACCTGCGCATGGTCGCCCGAAAGCTCATGGGTGACTGGTGGGGCCGCTGGACCGATGAATCCCTGTTCTGCTACGCGGCCGGCGCCCGTGGAGTGAACGACGACTTCATCGAGGACAGCGACTGGACCGGCTTCGCCGGCAACTCGCTCACCGCGCCGGATTCGACGCACCAGTTCTACGCCAACAGCATCACCAGCAAGGGCTCGGTGACGTCCAGCGACTACGTGTCCCTGGCGCTGATCGACAAGCTGGTGGCCAAGGCCAAGACGCTGGGCGGCGGCACCACCGGCGTGCCGAAGATCCGCCCCATGCGCATCAATGGCGAGGACAAGTACGTCTACATCATGCACAGCTTCGACGAGTACAAGCTGCGCAGCGGCACGAGTGCCGGCCAGTGGGTCGACATTCAGAAGGCCGCCGCAGCCGCCCAGGGCCAGGGCAACCCGATCTACAAGGGCGGCATGGGCGAGTACAACGGCGTGATCCTGCACGAGCACCAGTCCGTGATCCGGTTCAACGACTACGGCGCGTCCAACAACCTGCCGGCGTCGCGCAACCTGTTCCTCGGTGCCCAGGCGCTGGTCATGGCCTTCGGCTCCCCGGGCTCCGGCCTGCGCTTCGACTGGAACGAGGAACTGGACGACCGCGGCAACGAGATCGTCATCACGACCGCGGCCATCGCAGGCATCAAGAAAACCCGCTTCAACAGCATGGACTACGGCCTGCTGTCGGCGGACGTCTACTCGGCGACCGTGTGATCCACGTGGGCTGAGCCTCATACGCTCCGCCCGCTTCCACCATCCCCATCATTCAGAGGTAACGCATCATGGCTACCACCTACTCACCCGGTGTCCTGTCCAAGGGCGCCGTGGCGACCAGCGAGGACGCCGGTCAACTCACGTTCAATCCGTTCACCTTCGACTTCGCCAACACGGCCTACCGCCCGACGACGCTGGTGGCCGGCGACAAGCTGCGGATCGGCCTGGTCCCGAAGGGCGAACGCCTGGTCCCGCATCTGTGCCGCGCGGACATGCTCAAGCTGGACACCCACGTGTCGCCGACGGGCGACTACTCCATCGGCACCGAAGCCTTGACCGACGCGCTCAAGGCCAGCACGGCGGCGGAGACCGCGGCGGCCACGCTGTTCGGCGAGGACTGGGCGCTCTCCACGGCCGAGATCGGCAGCGACACGGAAGACACGCCCATCTACATCGTCATCATCAACGACATCGCCACCGTCCCGTCGACCGGCAAGATCAAGTTCTGGCAGGTCACGCGGCCGGCGCGCGCGTCGTTCGACTGACCCTGTGGCGGTGTGAGGCTGTACATCGAGGGGGGCGCAAGCCCCCTTCGCTTTTCTGACGAAAGGAGAATGCAGTGAAGATCGAGAGCATCATCCGGCGCAAGGAAGGGACCAAGGTCGACTTCGACGCCTGTGACCGCTGGCCGGCCGGAAGCTACCACTTCAAGCCCGAGACCGACGCGAACGATGCCCCGCACGTTGCCGAGGTCGACGTGCCCGAGCACATCGAGCGCTTCCTGAGCATCAGCGACGCCTACCGCATCGCCGGGAAAGCGCCGGTGCCGCGCCCCGCTGCCGCGCCGAAGCCGGATGAGGTGACGGCCGTTCCGGCCACGCCTTCCGGCGCGAGCCAAGGCGCGGCGGCCATCCTCGACATGACCGTGCGCGAGCTGAAGGCATCAATCAACACGCTCCCCGTGGCGGACCTGCGCGAGGCCATGTCCCTCGAACTCGCCCGCACCGACGACACCCCGCGCAAGAGCTGGGTCGACGTCATCCAAGCGCACCTTCCGGAGTAACCCCGCGTGACCCTCGCCGAGCTGCTGGAAGCCTTGCGCATCCGCCTGGACGACACCGCGAACGGGAACCTGTGGTCCGACGAGACCCTGATCGGGTTCCTGAACGAAGCGGTGCGCCAGGCGACCATCCGCCTGCGCTCCATCCGCGACGCCGAGACCGAGGCCGTGTGCAAGATCACGCTGGTCCCCGGGCAACTCACCTACGACGTGCACCCGGCCGTGTTGTCCGTGTGCACCGCCACCATCGACGACCGGCGCACGCCGCTGTGCCTGACCACGACCAAGCGCCTGGAGAAGATCGAAGGGGCGTGGTACATCGACACCGACACCGGATGCCCCGAGTTCCTGGTGCTGGACTACACCACGGGCAAGCTCGCGCTGTACCCGAGGCCGGATGCGGCCGGAACCCTCAACCTGTCCGTCTGGCGCATGACGCTTGACTCCGAGCAGATGCTGGCGGAAGGCGACCCCCCTTATGGCGTGCACCCGGCACACCATTTCGACCTGCTGGACTGGGCCGAGCACTTGGCCTACGGCATCAAGGACGCCGAGACGCACGATCCGGATCGGTCCGCCATGGCCGAAGCGCGGTTCACCGCGAAGTTCGGTCGGCTGCCATCGGCGCTGGAAATGCGCCTGTGGGGCCTGCAGCGCATCGTCGGCGTTCCCGCGGAGTTCCTGTGATGCGCGCCGGAGTCCCCGACGACCGCCTGGTGCAGATCCTTGCCGGCGGTGGACTCAACAACATCGCCGACGAGTCGGGAACCGGCAATGGCCAACTGCGCGAGGCGGTGAACGTTGACCTGCGCAAGGTGTTCGAGAACGGCCAGGAGGTACCGCAGAAGGTCAGCATTTGCCGCAGGTCCGGCTACGTCAAACGCGTGGCGACGACCCGTGGGCATTCCCTGTGGGCCGGCAAGGGCATGCCCTTCCTGCTGTACGTCGACGACGGAACCCTGTACGCGATGGCGCGAGGGGCGGCCCCGTTCGTGGTGCAGTCCGGCCTTGCTCCCCGTGAAGTCGCCTATGCGCTGGTGAACGACCGCGTGTTCTGGTCCAACGGCCGGGACAGCGGCCGCGTGGCCCTGGACGGAACGGCGCTGCCATTCGCCCCGGAAGGTCCGGCCGGCGTTCCCGCCCTGTCCGCCACGGCCACGGGCGGGCTGCCTGCAGGTGCCTATCAGGTGGCCGTGACCTTCCGGTCCAGCACGGGCGAGGAGTCCGGCACCGGGAAGGCCGCCGTGGTCGACGTGGCCGCGGGCGGCGGGATTGCCCTGTCCGCCATCCCGCAGCCGGTCGGCACCGACACAGTGGCTGTGCGCCTGTACGCCAGCCCGGCGGACGGCGACGTCCTCTATCACGTGCGCGATGTGCCCGTCGGCATGACCGCGGCCATCATTGGCGCCGGGCAGCGCGGCAAGCCGCTGGATACGCAGTTCCTGGAGCCCATTCCCCCGGCGACCCTGCTGCGCTATTTCAGCGGCCGGCTGCTGGCCGCGGTGCGCAATCGCGTCGTGTGGTCCGAGCCGCTGCGGTATGGGCTGTACCGGCCCACGGCGAACTACATCCGGTACGCGGACGTGACCATGATCGAGCCGATCGGCGATGGCACCGACGCCGCCGGGGCCTACCTCAGCGATGGCAAGCGCACGTACTGGATGGCCGGACCCAACCCGGGCGAGTGGCGCGCTTCGATCGCCGTTCACCACGGCGCGGTGCGCGGATCGTCGTGCGTCGTCAGTGGCGCCATGTTCAACCTCGATTCGCCGGCCGACGTGGCGTACTGGCTGGGCAGCGACGGCATCGGCCGGATTGGCCTGCCCGGTGGCCAGGTGCTGCCGGTCCGCGAGGGCCAGGTGGCCGCCAAACTGGCGCGCGAAGCCGCAACGATGGTGCGCGAGAAGGACGGTCTGCGCCAAATCGTGACCGTGTTGCGCGATCCGTCGACCAACGGCCTGCGCACCAGCGACCGCGCCACGGCGCGCGTGTACCGCGACGGCATCGAAATCTGACCCATGAGCAAACCGGACTGGCGTGACTCCGTGCGGCGCGCGGGGCAGGCGACGGCGCATGCGTTCACTGCAGCGGCCACGGCAGTCAAGGAATCGGTGTTTGCCGATGAGGCGACGCGGAATCACCGCCGCGCGCTGTGCGAGTCCTGCGAGTTCGTCCGCCGCGGCGAGACGAAAGCGCGGTGCGGTAAGTGCGGGTGTCCGATCGACGCCAAGACCAACCTGAAACGGGCATCGTGCCCCATCGACAAGTGGTGAAGCCATGACCATGAACGCAGTGATGCAGCACCGGGCCGAGTTCGCGCGCGCCCTCCGCAATTTCCGCTACGAGCGCACGCCGACCGGCATCCTGTTCCCCGAACAGCGCATGCACGTGGGCGGCGTGTTCACCCATCGCGTGAACGGCCAGGATGCGGCCGTCGACCCCAACGTGTTCACCTACGAGGGCCTGGACGACCTGCTGAACGTCTACTTCCACGGCTCCACGCAGCCGACGACGTTCTACATCGCTCCGTTCTCGGGGGACGTGTCGCCGGCGCAGTCCCTGACGGCCGCGACCTTCACGGCCACGCAGACCGAGTTCACCAATTACACCGAGTCGACCCGTGTCGTCTGGAACGAGGCGGCAGCCGCGAGCCAGAGCATCACCAATGCAGCCAACCCGGCGCGCTTCACCATCGGCATCGGCGGCGGCACCATTTGGGGAGCGGCGCTGGCCACGGCGTCCACCAAGTCCGCGACCACGGGCAAGCTGCCGGCGTGCGCCAAGTTCTCCGACTCGCGCGTCCTGCTGGCCGGCGACAAACTCGACATCGAGTACGCCCTGACTGCCGCCGACGACGGCGTGTAATGACCCAGCGGTACACCGGGTGGGCCAGCCTTCGCGTTGGCCCCGGAGGGGATCAGTACATCGGCCTTGCCAGGAAGATGATGGGCGAGGTTCTGAGCAGAGTGAAGGAGGAAAAGCTGGCGGTACACCATCGCCAGCGCGTGATGCCTGACGGGACGACCATCCGGTGCACATGGGACGGGACGACGCCGATCATCACGATCATCCCGGGGCCTGCATCGGATGAGCCGGCCGGCGTGAAACAGGAGGCGGCGGTGTGGATACCGCGCGGCTTCCTGATCTACCCGGCAGCTGCAGAGCACAAGGCGGGGTGGGGCCTTCCGGTCATCCCGGCGGCGGCGCCCAACGATGGGCCGTTTGCCGCGGAGAACTTGGACCCTGGCCTGGACGTGGAGAGGTGGACGGCCGGCGGTCCGCTGGGACAGGTGCTGCTGAGCCAAGACGACGACGCGGGATACAACCCAAGGGATCCTGACGATTACCTGGTCGCCCCGCTGTTCTACCAAGCGGACAGCGGGATCTTCCTCACGGACGACTACATTGCCCCGGCGCAGCGCGGGTGGGGCGCCTACCGCATCGCGTTCGTCGACTTCACGGCGCAGACGCCAGAGGCGACGGATGAGGAGCGCGTTCGCTTCGCGGCCATCAAGCGCGACGTGTTCCAGCGGGTGAACGCGCGGCGCCTGGCCATCGGGCGAAAGGCGCTGTACCTGCCCGTGAAGGGGTTCTACGACAGCGCGCAGGCGTCGGCCGAGTGCATGGCCGCAGCCGGCGTGCTGGGGCATTTCAGTGAGGAGTTCCCGCGCACGTATCAGACGCCATCGGATCGCGTTGTCGGCAAGGACGGCCAGCGCGACGTGGCGCGGTACATCTACGCCGACACGCGCGACTTTGATGGCGTGATCGGCGAGAACTCCATGGCCAACGTGGTCCCCCCGTTCGAGACCATCGGCACGGACCCGAATGGGTACCCGATATATCGCGTGGTGGCCGGCGAGGACGTCACCGCAAACGATGCCTTCGACGGATGGATGGAATCCGACGCGCACCGCGCGAACCTGGAATCCTCCGCCTGGGACAAGGCGTCGACGACCTTCTTTGGGATCAAGAACGCCTTCGCGGTGCAGCACTTCATCCGCCTGGACGACTGGATTCCGTCCGGCAACTGCTTCTGGCACAGCGTGCACGACGACATTCCTCCGCTGAGCTGGTTCGGGTTCGCACAGCGCAATCTGGCATTCGAGACCTGGCCGGTCGCCTGGAACCGCGACCCGAGCAGCCCGATCGGAGATTGCTACCCGGGCGACCCGTTCACGGTGTTCCCCTTCACGGATGAGGAGGGGCGGTGCTGGTTGAAGTACCGCTATGCGTCAGGACTGGACGTGCCGGCGATGGACAACCGCATCTTTGCGCGCGGCCGGTCCATTGGCCTGGCGCCACGCGGCGGGCTCGTGTGGGCCGCCGCTGCAGTACGCAGGACGCGAGACGGTGCCACGGTCGATCGCCTGGTGGTTCTGGTACACCATCCCGAGGACCAGCCTGCCGACACCAAGCACAACGGCGCAACCCGCTACCTGCGCGCCTGGTGGTGCGACATTCCGGAGCGTGACGGACTGGCGCTCAACCCGCAGTCCATCATCCGCGGCGTGTTCGGCGATGAGGAGAACACGCGGCCCTGGCACAAGCGCAACTACGAATGGAGCTGGCGCGGTGGCCAACTGATTGACGTCGGCGGCACCAACCCCGAAGCGCCGGACCTGTTGAAGTACGGCAGCACCTGGCGGTTCGACCGCAGCGGGACCAAGGCCATCTGCCTGCGCGATCACCGCGCCTACGCAGATTGGTCGGAGCTGTACTCGACCAATGGCATCGTTCACCTGTCCGGGCAGGAACATCGGGCGGTGGAACTGGTGTTTGATCCGCAGGAAGACAGCCACAGCGCAACCGTGACCTTCCATGGCGATCACCCCGGCAGCGTCGGCGACCCAGTGGTGTGGACCGATGCGCACGTGCGCGAAGGCTCCTTGCCGGACATCTTCTGGACCGGCGGGAGTGCGGCGCTGAATAGCGCCACGTGGACGGCCTACGCGCTGATCGCCGCCGCCGACTACGACGCGGACGGAAATCCGGTGTTCGCGGTCGACGGCCGGCTCGTGTTCAACGCAGCCAACCCCATCGTCTACTTCTTCGGGCGCGTGGGACTGACGGACACGTTCGCCACGATGCAGGACCGCGTGTGGTACGCGACCAACCTGCCGACACACGGGCTTGCCCCGCTGGACCGCAGCGGCGCCATCCACGTCCTGGACGTGGTGGGCAGCGTGGGTGTCGTCGGGCTCGTGCAGTCCATCCGCGAGGGCAGGTCGGCGCTGCTGAATCCGGACTATGTGTGCTGGTACGACACGGAGGCTCCGGTCATCAAGGTCAACGCCTACCGGGCGGGGGCTCTGATCGACTCGCGCAGCTATGGCAACCCGGACGGCGCCGTGATGTACCCGCAATGGCAGCCGTGTAGCTTTCGCATCGTCGGCGGCGGCAGCCAGTACGTGTTCGGCCTCATCGTAGAGCTTTCCCGATCACGCTTCCTGCTGGGCAGCTACGCGCAGGACCGCAACGGCGAGTACGTGCTCACGTACTGCCTGGTTCCACAGCCGCACGTCACCTACTGGTTCGATGCGCCCGGCAGCGGATCGTGCGGGGACGCCACGTCGGCCCTGTCCTGTACGCCAAGCTGGTTCGATTCGCCCTATCACGCCATGAGCGACACCGACCCACTGAACAGCCGGGGCGGATGGATGACGTCCAGCATCGGCGACCTGGCCGACCTGACGCAGACGCCGGGAACGGCGCCGCACTCCCTTTACGCGAGGATCGTATGAGCCTGCAGGTTTCCACCAAGTTCAAGGAACTGATCCTTGGCCCGTACAGCTTCAAGGAAATCTTCGACGGCGGGTGCATCAAGCTGTTCGCCGAGCCGCAGCCGGCAACGGCCGACCTGGAGGAGCCCGGCGCGGTGCTGGCCGTGGTGACGTTGAACGGCCTGGAATGGTCGCCCTCCGCCAACGGCCTGATCTTCGCGCAGTCCGGCCCCTACATCGTCAAGGCCATCGGCGGTTCATGGGTGCTGAGCGGGCTCGGCACCGGGACGGCGCAGTGCTTCCGTCTCATCTCCAACGCAGGCGACACCGGCGAGGCCAGCATCGACTACCCGCGCATCGACGGCCGCGTCGGCACGGTCAACGCCGAAATGATCCTGCCCAGCACATCCATCACCGAAGGCCAGTCCAACGAGCTTTCCGGCTTCTTCTTCACCATCCCGCCGGTCCTCGGCGCATAGGAGCACGCACCATGTCGTCCTTCATCCTGAAAAGCACCGCCCTCAAGAATGACTGCCTGACGTCCGGAAGCCTCAAGTCCCTTCTGGATGGCGGGTTCCTGCGCATCTACAGCGGCACCGTGCCGGCCACGGCCGATGCGGTCGCCACGGGCGCTGCCGAACTTCTCAAGTTCACCGAGTCGGACGACGGCACGACCGGCCTGACCTTCGCCACCCCGGCGGTGGGCGGCGTCATCAGCAAGAACGCCAGCGAAGTCTGGAAGGGCACCGCGGGCGCGACGGGCACGGCCACGTTCTGGCGCTTCACCGTGGGCTCGGACGACGGCCTGGGCGCGGCCGGCGGGTCCGACTACCGCCTGCAGGGCACGGTCGGCACCAGCATCGCCGACTCCCTGGTGCTCCCGTCGACGTCCATGACCAGCGGCGTCACGGTCCACCAGCTCGACGCCTTCCAGCTCTCCGACGAAAACGTGGCGTGATGTGGCGACCTGGTTCGACATCACCGACGCGAGCTTCTGGCAGGCCCGCGCGCTAGCCATCGTTGGCCCGGGCGAGGGCGGCATCGAGAGCTTGTCCCTGTGCGCGTCCTGCCCGGATTGCCCCGGATCGCCCGCCTACCTGAAAGACACGCTTGGCAGTTACAGCGGGGTCGGCATCGCGCGCAACGAGCACGGCGCATGGGTTCCGTCCGGCCGCACCGGCGGGCCGTTCAATGACCCGAGCTTCGGGTTCCTGCGCTATGCCGGCGAGGAGCCGGTGGGCCTGGCGGGGTTGCGGGTTCGCGTCACCGGGTACGACCCGGAGAACATCCCGACCGACGTATTCCTGCGCGAGGTCGCGGATGCCTACTTCACCGGCGATCCGTGCATCCCGAACTGCCGCAACTACCACGGCGTCAAGGTCGCGGTGCTGAGCGTGGACGACGATGGCGCGCTGGTGCTCCAACTCACCGAGTCGGACACCTACGACGTGCAGTGCATCACGGGGTGCGACTGTTCTACAGAGGTCATCGACGACCCGCTGTGCAGCGGCGTGTTTGCCGACCTGGTGCGTCATCTCATGCGCTGGCTTTCCGCCGCCACCTACCTGCCCAACGGCGACGGCTGCCTGCCGCGCATCACGTCAGATTCCCGGCGTGACCTGTCGATCACGAAGATCGAAGTCCTGGCAGACAGCATCCCGAACCACCTGGTGCCGTTCTGGACCGACTTCATCACGTCCGAGGAAACGCTCTGATGCTGCGCAAGCTCGGCGACCCCTTCTTCATCCCCGGTACGCCTGGGTGCGCTGCCGTGCCGGGTTCGCGCAAGTGCGCACCTCCGCCGCCTGGCGGTGGCGGTGGCGATGCTTCCGGGGACAGTTCCGGCATCCACTGCACGGCAACGACCTGCTACACCACGATCACGCAGCCCATTTGCGACGCGAACGGCGCGAACTGCCGCACCGTGACCGAAACCTTCCCCTATCCGTGCTGCAGCTGAGCGCCCCATGGCCTGCCTGACCGCGCTGAATCGCACGTGCCGCCAAGACCTGGTGGACCATCGCTGCATCATTTGCGACCCCATCGCCGCCGTTCCCGCGGTGCCGGCGCAGTACGGAACAAACGCCCTTCTCGGCTGGGATGCCGGAGCCAACAGCATTGCCGAGCACGACGGCGACCTGATCGCGCGCGTCGTGGTACAGGCTGGCGCCGTGGGCATCGTGACGGGGCTCCGCACCGGGAGAGACCGCAATACGGTCCCTGCCTTGGTCGAGCATGGCTGGTATTTCCGCACCGTCGACGGCGTGTCCTTCGCGGGGATCATCGAGGGAGGCGAGCCGGTCACGGGCACGCTGGCCTATTCCAGCACCGACCAGTTCTATATCCGCCGCGCCGGGCAGCAGGTGAGCTACTGGGTCAATGACACCATCGCCTACGTGTCGACCGTGCCCAGCACAGGCGCCAAGGTGCTGAACGCCTGCCTGTACGCGACCAACGACACGATCCTTGAGGCCAGTTACGAGGAGGACGCCAGCCCCATCCTGGTGAGCGTCGTCGTCGGGCGCATTCCGCCACTGCGGGGGCTTGGCGCGGCCTGGACGGCGGCCGTGGCGGGGCGCATGCCTTCCCTGTCCGCAGCCGCGACGGTAGTGAGCTTCGGCAGTGTGTCCGGACGCATGCCGCCGCTGCGCGGGCTGGGCGCAGCCTGGGTGCGCGCGGTCGCTGGACGCATGCCACCGCTGCGTGCGGTCGCCAACGGGAGCGCGCCTCCGCTGGCGGTGTCCGGGGTGTTCGGCCATCTGGCGCCACCCAAGGCCACCTCGACGTCCCGCTCCTGGGAGAAGGTCCGCCTTTCCGGAACCCTGGCCCCGCTGCGCGCCTACGGCGGCGCATGGGCCAAGGCGGTCATTGGCCGCATGGCGCCGCCGCACGGTATCGCCATCGGCGGTCCGCCGGTCACGCGCTACGTGTCTGCGCTGATGTCGCCCGGGTACATGACCATCCGGTTCGGTGCGACCAGCTATTTCAACTACCTGGCCGACGGCATCAAGGGAGGCGATGCCAATGCGTCACAGCCGACATTCTTCCTGGGAGACGGCATGAAGGGCGCGGATGCCAGCGACACCGACCTTACGGCGCGCAACATCGTCAACGATACCGCCGCCATGAGTGACGTGTTGTCCCGCATCCTCTCGGCGATCGCGGCAGAGACGGCCAAGCTGGGAGACGCGGCGCTGCCGTCCCTGACGGCCATCGCCAGCCTTGTCGAAGATGTCCGCATGCTGGCCGGCGTCGGGTCGACGCTATCGGCCATGAATGCCGTGGCGGAGGCGCTGGCGCTGCGCGATGCGATGTATCGCACAGCCCGCGAGAACCTGAGCGACGGGGCGAAGCTGGCCGAATCCTTCGCCTCGGCGCTGGCCGCCTATCACGCCATCGTGGACAAGGCGGTTCTGGCCGACGTGCCCGGGGCGCAGGCGGTGCTGCGGGTTCTGCTGGCCGAGACCGTGAACCTTGGCGACGCCATGACGTCGACCGCGGAATTGCGCATGGCGCTTTCGTCCGGCCTTGAGATTGGCCTGACGTTCCGCCTGAACGGAGACACGTTCTATGCGTGGGTGCTGCACACGGAGTCGAAAGCATTCGTCGAGTACGAAAATTTCCCGTTCAACTCCTTCGCCGAGCTGGAGCACAAGACCTACTACGCGATGGCCGACGACGGCCTGTACGAGCTTTCCGGATCGGACGACGACGGCGAGGCAATCCGCGCCCACTACCGCACGGGGCTGATCGACCTCGGCACGCGCAAGCTCAAGCGCATCGAGTCCATGTACCTGGCCTACAGCGCAACCGGAAAGCTCGCGCTCAAGGTGACGACGACATCCCCGGATGGCGAAAAGGTCGAATGGTGGTACGCGCTCACGCCGCGCACCGCCAACGTGCCGCGCGAGGGCCGCATCAAGATCGGCCGCGGCCTCAAGTCGGTTTTCTGGGCATTCGAGATCGCCAACATCGACGGTGCTGACTTCGCTGTGGACACCATGGAGCTGTACCCCATGATTCTTGACCGGAGGCTGTGATGGCAGAGTGCCCTATTTGGATCGGCGACCCCGCGCTGGGGATGGTCGACATTGCCTACGAGAAGTACAGCGCCTTTGCCTCGCAGTCTTTCCAGATCGCCATGGAGGGGCTGCAGGCGCTGGGGACGTTCCAGATCAATGGCGTCAACACCTCGAACAGCTACAACGCATCCATGTCCCTGGCGGAATACCGCCGGCCGACCAAGCCGACATCGGCGCAGATCGACCTGTCCTTGCCGGCACTGCCCGAGTTCAACGTGCCGGACGAGACGTTGCGCGAGCCGCCCGTCGACACCTCGCAGATTCCTGTCCTCTCCATCCCGCCGCCGCCGTCGCAATCCTTGCCGACGGCCCCTGGCAACGCCCCGCCCCTGACGCCGCTGACGCTGCCGGCCGAGCCGTCCCTGATCTTCCCGACCGTCCCCGACCTGGTGGACATCACCATCCCGACAGCGCCGACGATCAGCCTGCCGACGTTCGCCGGCGTGCGGCCGGACGATACCGACCTGGTGGCGCCGGTCGAAAACTTCGGATTCACCGCCCAGCAGTACACCTCCGCCCTGCTGGACAAGGTGCGCGGCCGCGTGTCGTCGATGCTGGACGGTGACACGGGCCTGCCGGCGGCCATCGCCCAGGCGCTGCGCGATCGCGCCTTTGCCGCCGTGGACCGCGAGGAATACCGCGCGGTGCAGACAGCGACCGAGGAGTTCGCCTCCCGCGGCTTCTCGGAGCCGAACGGCATCCTGACCCGGCGCCTGGCCGAAGTTCGGCAGAACAGCCAGAGCCAGCGCAACGCCGCCAGCCGTGACATCCACATCCGCGACCAAGAGATTGCGGTCGAGAACCTGCGCTTTGCGGTGACGCAGGGGATCGCGCTGGAAAGCGCACTGATTCAGGACTGGCACGAGTACATGCGGCTTGGCCTGGCCGTCGCCCAGGCGGTGCAGCAGTTCGCCATCGACGTGTTCAACGCCAAGGTGACACTGTTCAACGCGCGCTACCAAGCCTACGTGGCCGAGGCGCAGGTGTTCGAGCAGTTGCTTCGCGCCGAACTCGCCAAGCTGGAAGTGTTCAAGGCGGAAATTGACGCCGAGCGCCTGAAAGGCGAGATCAACCAGCAGAAAGTGGCGCTCTACGAGCAGCGCGTGCGCGCGCTGTTGGTGCAGGTGCAGGTGTATCAGGGCCAGATCGAGGCGGTGAAGGCGCAGGCTGAGGTCAACACGTCGATCATGGAATCCTACCGTGCGCAGGTGGCGGCCTATTCCGAGCGCGTGAAGGCAACGGCCGTCGTGTGGGATGGATACCGTTCGCTGGTGGATGCCGAACTGTCCAAGGTGCGGATCTACGAAGTGAGCGAGAACGCCTACGCCACGCGAGTTCGCGCGTGGGCGGAGACGGAACAGGCCAAGACGGCGCGCCGGGCCAGCAATATCGACCTGGAGCGCCTGCGCCTGGAGCGGTGGAAGGGCGAGCTGGAGGCATCGCTTTCGGACGTGCGTAACCGCCTTGCCGTGGCGGCGCAGTCGGTCGAGGTGTACCGAGCGGAAGCCGGCGTCGAGGGCGTCGCATCGGAGGCGAACAATCGCAAGTTCACGCTGATGATGGAACAGGAGCGTGCGCGCACGGAGGTGTCGTTGAAGGACGCCGAACTGCGCATCCAGCAGGCGCTCAAGCTGACGGAAATCGCCATCCAGAAGCTGGTGAGCATTGCGCAGATCAGCGGGACCGTGACGGCATCGGCCATGGGCGCGGTGAATTTCTCGGCCGGCGTGTCGAGCGGGCACACCCAGACGCAGGCGTGCGATACCAATTTTTCGTACTCGGGCAAACTCTAAGGGGATCGGCATGGCCATCAAGAACGCATTCAACGAGCCGCTGTACACCACGGCCGAGGAACTGCAGAAGCGCAAGGACGCGGCAGCGGCCGCGACGGCCGTGCGCAACCCGAAGGTTCCGGCACCGGCAGGGCAGCCCTCCCCGGCTTCGGCGGGCGGCGGTGGGTCGCAGCCGCCGGCCGTTCCGCGGCCGTTGGGCTATGGTGCTGGCGAGGCGATCCGGTCCGGCGTGACCGCGGCGGCCAAGACCGGGCTGAACCTGTCCGCCAAAGGGCTGGACGTTGCGTCTGCGCCTGTACGGCGTGCCGGCAACGCGCTCAGTAACGTGACCCGCGGCGTGATGGGCGTGCAGCCGCAGACGTACTCGCCCACGCCATTTCAGGACACGCTGGCGGGCATCAAGCGTGCCGTGACGCCTGGCGCCGCGGCAGCGCCTGCGCCGGCCTTCGGCGTGCTGCGCGATGCGGCGGCGGCGGCCGGCAGATTGGCCCGCGGTACGGTGGCCGCGGCGACGCGGACCCCGGCCGTGCAGCGCCTGCCGACCCTGACCACGCAGCCCGGACAGACGACCGTCGACCGCGTGGACCTGCCCGGCGGGCGATCCCTGAATTACGGCGCCATGGTGAACGGGGTGCCGACGTTCTCGGACGGAACTGGCGGCATTCCCCGCACCATGTCCGAGGCCCGTATCGCCAACCCGGCGCCCGGCCGGCTGACGGTGCTTCCGGCCGGAGCCGGCGCGCCCGCTTTCGATGGCCGTGGGAATTTCGTGGCGTCCACGCCCGATCCGGTCGGCGCCTCCCGGACGGACGGTGGCGCGCTGGCCGCATCGTCCACGCCGGTTGTCCCTGCCGGTCCGGGAGCCGCTTCCGCGCCGCCGCTTGCCGGTAGCGCGGCTCCTGCTGCGCCGGGCATCTCGCGCCCCGGCGTCGACCCGGTGCAGGCGGCCGCGGCCGCCGCGGCGGCCGACGCCATTCGCGCCGAGCGCAACCGTCAGTCCGATCTCGCCAGCATCGCCAGCGGCGACCCGCGCAGCGCGATCGGCATTGCCGCCCGCAATCTTCGCTCCCAGGCGCAGTACTCCACGGATGGGCTGCGCCGCGATGCCGCCGCGGGCCAGTTGGCCACACTGACCGGCGAGGCGGCGAATGGCTCCGGGGCGCAGTTCTCCGCCGGCATGAATGCGGAGCTGGCCCAGGGGGCGCAGCGCGAGCAGGGGGCGAATGCGCGGAGCATGATCGACCGGCCGCAGCCGGCAACGCTCACGCTGGACGATGGCACGCTGGCACAGATCGGCGAGGGCGGCGTGCTGCGTCCGCTGACCGTCAACGGGAAGCCGGCGCGGGGCATGCAGACCCGCAACGAGTGGGCGCTGCAGGCGGGTGACATCCTCAAGGAATACAGCGATCAGCTCAAATCCATCCGCGATGCCAACATTGGCGGCAAGCCCGAGGAGTTGAACGCGGCGATCGCCCAGCTCAATTCCTCGCCGCTGGGTCAGGCCCACGCGCGCATCCTTGGCGGCTTTGGCCAGCCGACCCTGCAGGAGTTCATGGCCAAGGCCAGGAAGCTGAACCCCGGGGCGAGCGAGCAGGAACTGGCGGCTTACTACGAACAGAACTACGGAAGCTGAAATGCCCATCATCGATCCGTTCAAGACCGCAGCGCAGCCGCAGGACAAGCCCGCCGTCGCGCGCCCAAAGATCATCGACCCGTTCGCCGCCACGCCACAGCCCGCGGCTCCGCCGGCCGAGGAACAGCCCGGGTTCGGCGGTTCGTTCAAGCGCGCGTTCAAGCGCAACCTGCCCGAGACGCGAGAACTGCTGGGTGGCGCCACGGCGGCGGTCGGATCCCTTGTGGGGTCGGACACGCTGCGGAACTTCGGCATCGAGCAGTACAAGAAGGGCCAGCAGGCGGCCGAGCCGCTGGCCGGCCCTTCCTTCCAAGACGTGCGCGAGGGCAAGGCCGGCATCGGCAGCTACGCTGGCGACGTGCTGGGCAACTACGCCGGCCAGGCGCTGCAGTCCGCGGCAGCCGGCGCAGTCGGCGCGGCCCTGGGCGGCGGCGCGACGGCCGAAACCGGCCCGGGCGCTGTGGTCGGCGCGACGCTGGGCGGGATCGGCGGTATCGTCGCCCGAAGCGCGGTGAAGAATGCCATCACCAAGCGGGCCAAGAAGCTGATCGACGACCAGGTGAAAAGCGGCATTGCCCGCCCACTGGCGGAGAAGGCGGCCAAGGAGGCCACGGACCGCACGCTGCGCCAGATTGCGGGCGGCGCGGCCGGCAGTTTCGGCCTGAACGCGGCCCAAGAGGTGGGCACCAGCTACGGCAACATGGTGGACGACCGGACTGCCGCGATCCAGCGGCCGGATGCGCCGCCACCGACGGCGCAACAGGTGGGCGACCAGATCACGGCCGGGCAGGCGGCGCGCGCCATTGGCGCAGGCACGGTCGCCGGCGCCGTCGACACCGCGGCGGAAGCGCTGGGCCTGGAGCGCGTGCTCAAGGGAGGCAAGAGCGCATCCATGCTGCGGCGCGTGGCCGGCGGAGCCGGTGCCCAGGCGCTGACCGAGGGCGGCACCGAGGCGACGCAGGCGGCACTGGAGCGCGCGGGCGCGGGCCAGTCCCTGACCGATGCGGCCGCACGGAACGACTACTTGGAGAACTTCGCCGCTGGCGCGCTCGGCGGGTCCGTGCTGGGCGGCGCCGGTGGCGTTCGTCGCAACACCGAACATGCGGAGGGGCGCGACAAGCCGGGGCAGGGCAAGTCCGCCCCGCCGCCGGCACAGGAGCCGGTGGCCGTGCAGCGCCCGTATGCCGCCCCGGCGTTCGGCTATACCGCCCCCACTGAGTTCGGATTCAAGGCGCCGCTGTTCGCCGATGCCGCTCCGGGTTCCCTGTCCGACGCGGCCAACGCCCTTCATGCGGCCGCGCAACCGGCGCAGCCTGCCGAAGCGCCGCAGACGCCGCCAGGCACGGCAGTGGCGGCCGATGGTGGGAGTGCACGCACCGATATACCGCCGCCTCCGTGGTTAAACGCCGAGACGGGAGAACTGCGTAAGCCGACGCCGGCAGAAACGGCCGCATACATGGCCACGTTCATGCTGCAGCGCGAGAAGGCTGCCGACGTGACACCGATCGCTCCGGAGGAACTGGCCGCGGCATGGGGCCTGACCGTGAAGGAAGTGAACAAGGCGCGACGCGATGCGCTGCAGCTGCGCGATGCGCTCGACCGCTACGGAACGCCGATCGGCCAAGGCGAGCCGACCCAACCCGCCCCGACCACGCCGATTGCCGGCGAGTCCACAACGGAACAAAATCCCGCGAATGCAGCCCTTGCAAGCCCCGCAGAACCTGCCGCAGCGCTGGCTGAGCCGAGCAATGCAACACTCCCTGCAGTCGGAACGGCTGCCGAGGGCGCTGTTAGCGCGCCCGAGCCGGTGCCGCCCACGGCGCCCGGCGAGCCTGTGGCAAGTCCGGTGCAAGCTGCGGAGAATCGAGGCCCTGCGCCTGAGCCTGCTGCTGGCGATCGCCCCTCTGACCGCGCACGCGGCACTGAGAAGCGGGCGGATCAACACATGGAGAACATCATCTCCGAGGTCGAGGACAGTGCATACGCGGTAGCCGAGAAGGCAGCGAAGGCCAAGTACGGCAACGACGTAGATATTGCGCGCGTGTTCGCTACCGATGACGAACTCAACGCTGTGTATGAGAAGGCGATCGCTGACGCCGACGCCGAGTTGGGCGGCGCGTATACCCGTGCGAAACACGCTCGGGAGCAGGAAATTTCCGAGGCCGTTGCGGCAAACAAAGCCAAGCAGAAAGCGGCATACGAAGCCCGTGCGAAAGCCGAACGGGAAGCCGAACAGCGCGGACGCCGTTCCAATCCAGAGGACGTGCAAGAGTACCAGCGGATCAACGACAAGGTCGTGCGCGAAGCGTATGAGATGACCGAGAGCCAGTTGCGTGACGCGATCCGGCGCACGCAGGAGCGCTACGACTCGATGCCGAGTAGTGCCAGTTCGCAGACCGTCGACCCACGAAGCTTCGTCGCGATGGACTTGGATTCTCTGAATCGCGTCTATCGCGAGCGCTTCGGTGCCACGGGGTCGGACGCGGCTGCCACACCCCCGACCGTGGCGCCGACCGCCGCACCCGCGGAATCGGCCACCATCGCGCCCGCGCCGGCTGCACAGCCTGGCGGCGCCTCATTGGAGGCCGTGGCCGCGCAGGAGGGGGCGACGCCGGCCGAGACCTCCACGCCAACCGAAACTGGCCCCACGGAGGCCGCCAATGGACGAGGAACTGCAACACCTGCACCCGGAGTTCCAGAAGGTGCTGCTGGCGCTGTGGAGAACGGCGGGGGAACTGGCGCGCAAGGAGCTGCTGCTGGCGATGCTCAAGGAGCGCCTTCGCCGCCGGCAGGAACAGGCGCAGCGCCCGACCTGACTGGGGTCCCGGTCAAGGGCGCCGATGNNACGGCAAAGGGCTCGACCTATCAGGTCCACGCGGACGGCACGACGACGCGGAACAAAGCGGCTCGACCGGAGCATCCAGGCGAGCAGGGACCGCAACCGCGCTCGCAAACGACGTTCTACGTGGACGATGCTGCGGCTGAAGCACTCGGCGAAATTCAGGCGCAGGATGGCGCGAAGCGAGCTATTCAGCCACTCGGTGATGGTCGCTTCGGTGTGAAATATCTGAGCGGCCCAAGCAAGGGCAAGTTCGAACGTCGCACAGTAGTTTCCGCGCAGACTCAGCCTGCTGTCGGCCTTACGCCCGTGGAGCTGTGGAAGAACGGCACCGTGGTTCACTTCGGCAACAAGATCACCGCTGTCGAGCACGCTGCTGAGCGGCGCTCCAATTCAGAGCAGCGTGCAGCAACCGAAGCGCTCCCAGCCGACGAGCGCGACGCCGAGATTGCGCGCCTGCGCGCCGAGAACGAGGCATTGAAGCGCGCCGCCAACACCAACCCCGTGACGGGGATGCCGAACAAGGCCGCGTTTGAGGCCGACGAGGCGCTGGGCTGGCCGACCGTTGCGGCCATCGACATGGATGGACTCAAGCGCCTGAACGACGCCATCGGCCACGAGGCGGCCGACAAGGTGCTCAAGCGCCTGGCCGACGAGTTGAATGCCCTGGCGGGGGACCGCGCCAGGTTCTACCATCGCAGCGGCGACGAGTTTGCCGCGCGCTTCGCCGATCCCAAGGAGGGCGCTGCGCTCATGGCTGAGGCGCAGGCATCCCTGGACGAGATTACGGTGCACCTGTCCGGAGTTGTGGACGGGCAGCCACAGGAGTACGTTTACCAGGGAATCGGCATCAGCTATGGCTTGGGAGACACCTATGAAGCCGCAGACGCAGGCGCCATCGCCAACAAGGCCGAACGACTCGCCAGCGGGCAGCGGGAAGCCGCCCGTGAACCTGGGGCGCCTCGACGCCTCAGGCCCGCCGCCGAAGTTCGACAAGGGGACGCCGGTCGCGGTGACGTTCGATCCGCTGAAACCGGCGCCGAGGAAGTAGCCCCGGCAGAGCCGCCGACCGAAGAAGCCCCGCCAGTGGGCGGGGTTTCTGCTTCTGGTGAGCGCACCAATAAGACCGCGCGCGATGATGCCACCGTCGCAAAGGTCGAGAAGCCCGCGAGTGACCAATTCGCCGGGAACAAGATCTTCACCAGCGACAAGGTCGCCGCCGCGAGGGCGCGACTGAAGTCCAAGTTGAGCACGCTCAACAGCGGCGTCGATCCCGAGCTGTTGATGGATGGCATGACCATCGCTGGCGCCTACATCGAATCCGGTGTGCGCAAGTTCGGCGATTACGCCAAGGCGATGGTGGACGACCTTGGCGCTGCGGTGAAGCCGTACCTGCTGTCGTTCTACGAGGCGGTTCGACACTACCCCGGCATCGACAAGACGGGGATGGACGCCGCGGACGAGGCCGCGCGCCAGTTCGACGCGCTGTTGACCCCGGCAGACGTGAAAACCGATGCCATCGGCCAGGCCAAGCCGGAACCGAAGAAGCGGGCGACGCCCAAGGCGGCCGCCGGTGCCACAAAGCTGCGCGACGACTTCGGCACTGATGCGATCAACGGCTACGGCGACAGCCAGCGTGAGACAGGGAACGACACCAAGGACGAGTTCATCAAGAACACGCGCGCCTGGTTGAAGGCCGTGGCGGATGAACTGGAGGAGTCAGGATTCACGGCGACGCTGGATCGCAAGGGGAAGGCCACCAAGACCGTCACCGTGAACGAGGGCGGTGCCGCCGGATCCGGCGACGTGATGCTCCACATGGTCAATGCCACGGGTACGGGCATCTATGTGCGAGTGGGCGACTCCACGCTTCGCGGCGTGGTGCCGACGACGACCAGCGGTATCTCGGTGATGTACCGCACCACGGACGGCACGCATGGGAAGTCGGGCAGCAACCAGTGGGCGCGCACCGACCTGACCGCCGCGGAAATGGCGGAGACCTTGCGCAGCCACGCGGAGCGCAACCCGTGGAAGAAAGAGCACAGCAAGGGGGCGCTGCCGGTCGGTCATGCCGTATCGCCTGAAGCAGCACCCGCGCCGGCGCCGGAAACCGCCAAGACTCCAGCAAGCCAAATTCCGTCACCGGTGAAGGACGCCGCCGTTGAAACCCCTGCCGCGCAGGCGGATAATGAGCCTGCGGCCACCAAGGAGGCCCCCGATGATTCCGCCGTCACAGCAACTCCGACTCCGGTCGATCTCGCGCTGGTTGAAGGAGTCGAGCCCGAGCGAATTTGGGAATCCGAGCCAGTCCGAGGCGCTGGCAGCCAGAGCGGCGGAAATCGACGCGGAAATGATGGACGGGTTTCACAAGGCCGCCGATCAGATCGAGTACACGGCGATGAGCAGCAAGACCTGGGGCTCGGAGGAGAGCCTGCGCGAACTGCGGACACAGCTGCTCAACCTGTGGCAGGAGACGGTGGCCGAACGGCTACCGACTATCGACCCGATCGAGGCGGACTGACCCGCGAAGGCTCGTGGTTCGAGACGGCCAAGCGCAACCTTGACCTGATCGACCTCGCGCGCAAGATCGAGGCGGAAGGCCGCGACGCGACGCCGGAGGAGCAGGCGCAGCTTTCCAAGTACGTGGGGTTTGGCGCTGGAGCGATCCGCAACAGCCTTTTCCCGGTGCCTGGCCAGTGGCTCAAGCAGCAGCGGCCAAACGACCTGATCTTTCCCGAGGCCGTCACCGAAAAGCGGTGGAGGGAACTGGCCGAGCGCGCTGCGGCGCTACCGCGTGAGTGGCAGCAGAGCATCCTGCAGTCTACCCAGTACGCGCACTACACCAGCGAGAACATCATCCGGTCGATCTGGTCGGCGATTGATCGCCTTGGCTTCACTGGCGGCAAGGTGCTGGAGCCCGGCGCCGGCATCGGCTCGTTCGCCATGCTCATGCCCGAGTCGATGCGCCGACCGAAGGGCTATACCGGCATCGAGTTCGACGCGCCCACCGCGTTGATCGCGCGCCTGCTCTCACCGCAGCAGAACCTGCTGCACGACGACTTCATCAAGCGCAAGCTGCCGCGTGACTTCTTCGATGTGGCGGTCGGCAATCCGCCGTTTTCCGCGACCAAGGTGCTGGGCGATCCCGACTACGCCAAGCACGGATTCATGCTGCATGACTTCTTCTTCGCCAAGGCGCTGGACCGCGTGCGCCCGGGCGGCCTGCTGGTGTTCGTGACCAGCAAGGGCACGATGGACAAGCAAAGCGATAAGGCCCGCGCCTACCTGGCGAAGCAGGCTGACCTGCTGGGGGCGATCCGCCTTCCGTCCACCGCGTTCGAGGGCAACGCCGGCACCAGCGTGGTGACCGACGTCCTGTTCCTGCGCAAGCGCCTTCCCGGCGAGGCCCCGGCCGGGCACTCGTGGAACGGGGTGGCCACGGTCGACACCAAGGACGGACCCGTCGTCATCAACGAATACTTCGCCGCCAACCCGGCTATGGTGCTGGGTCAGAACCGCATCAGCGGACACCAGGACGACGAGGGGCGCCGGATCAATTCCAATGGCCTCGGTGGCGAGAAATACACCGTTGTGTCCTACGACAAGACGCCCGAGGAACTGGACGCCAAGTTCGCCAAGGCGGTGGAGAGCCTGCCTCGCAATGCCTACTCCGCGCTGACAGGCACCGTCCAGCAGGTGCGCGCCGAGACGGCCAAGGTGGACTTCGATCCCAAGGTGCGGCGCGAAGGTGTGGTGTACCGCGCCACGGATGGGACGCTGATGAGAGTGACGGATGGTGTCGGCAAGCCGCTGGGCGACGCCATGAAGCTGTCCGACAAGGACACCAAATGGTTCACCGGCTACCTTGGTCTGCGCGATCTGGTGCAGGAGGCGCGCGCCGCCCAGTTCAACGATGGCGACTGGGAAACCGCGCTCAAGCGCCTCAACAATGCCTACGACGCATTCCGCTCCGAATACGGCCCGATCAAGGACTTCCGCGTCCAGGTGCGCAAGGGCACGGACGAGGATGGAAACGTCGTCGAGACGCCCATCCGCATCTTCAAGAACAACCGCCTGCTGCGCGAGGACTACGACAGCACCATCGTCAGCAGCCTGGAACAAATCAACGAGGCGGGTGACATCGTCAAGGCGCCTTTCCTGCTGGGGCGCACGATCAAGAAGCCGGTAGAGCGCGAGGTCAAGACGATCGGCGACGCGCTGGCGGTGTCGCTGGACGAGATCGGATCGCTGGACCTCGACGATGTGGCACAGCGCCTCCACATTTCGCGCGATGACGCCATCGAGGCGCTGGGCGATCAAGTGTTCGAGGCCCCTGGCGGGGCTTGGCAGCTGGCCGACGAGTACCTGTCCGGGGATGTCGTGACGAAGCTGGAAGAGGCGCGGGCCGCTGCGCACACCGACGACCGCTACAAGCGCAACGTGGAGGCGTTGACTGCGGTGCAGCCTGAAAAGCTCGGGCCGTCGCAGATCGGCGTGAAGCTGGGTGCGTCGTGGATTCCCGTGGAGCACGTCAACGCCTTCGCCAGGGAAATCGAAGCCGGGGCCGTGACCTTCGACCCCATCACCGAATCGTGGGAGGTGGAAGGCGGCAACCTGCGCAGCGAGCGCCGTGCCGGTGCCGAATACGGCACGGCCGAACGCTCCGCATCCGAGCTGCTGGAGGCGGCCCTGAACAGCCGTAGCGTGACGATCAAGGGAACCACGCTGGACGCGGGCGGGAAAAGGAAGGAAGTGACCGACCCCGCGGCGACTTCTGCCGCCAACGAGGTGATCCGCAAGATCAAGGACAAGTTCAAGTCGTGGATCTGGACGGATGCAGACCGGGCCGCCGAACTGGTCGAGATCTACAACCGCAGATACAACAACATCGCCCCCCGGCGATTCGACGGTTCGCACCTGACCCTGCCCGGCGTGAGCCTGCGCTTCAAGCTGCACCCGCACCAGCTGCGCACCATTTGGCGCCAGATCCAGACCGGAAACACCTACCTGGCGCATGCGGTCGGCGCCGGCAAGACGATCGAAATGATCGCTGGCGGCATGGAACAGAAGCGCCTTGGCCTGATCCGCAAGCCGATATACGTGGTGCCGAACCACATGCTGGAGCAGTTCGCCAACGAGTTCATGGAGTTGTACCCGCTGGCCAACATCATGGTGGCCGACGACGAGAACTTCTCGGCCGAGCGCCGTCGCGCCTTCGTCGCCGCGGCCACGCTGAACTCGCCGGACGCCATTGTCATCACGCACAGCGCCTTCGAGCGCATCGGCGTCAAGCAGGAATCGGTAGCTCCGATCCGCGATGAGATCGTCGATCAGCTGAGAGGCGAACTGGAAGACGCCAAGGGCGACCGTGTGCGCCGCTCGCAGCTCGAACAGCAGATCGAGGCCGTTACGCAGCGCTTCGACCGCATCGTCGGCGCCGGCGCCAAGGACGGCACGGTGAAGTTCGAGGACATCGGCGTGGACATGATCTACGTCGACGAGGCCCACGCCTTCCGCAAGCTCGACTTCTCGACCAACCAGAAGATCAAGGGTATCGACCCGAACGGGTCCAAGCGCGCGCTGGATATGTACGTCAAGACGCGCGTGCTCGAACGCCAGCGCCCAGGGAGGTCGATGGTGTTTGCCTCTGGCACGCCGGTGACGAACACGATGGGCGAACTCTTCACCATCCTTCGCTTCTTCGCCAGCGACATGCTGCACAAGGACGGCATCGCAACCTTCGACGGATGGAGCCGCCAGTTCGGCGAGTCCGTGCCGGCACTGGAAGCCAACGCTGCCGGCCGTTACGAAGTGGTGGAGCGGTTCGCCAAGTTCGACAACGTGCCGGAACTGATGTCGCGCGTGCGGCAGTTCATGGATGTGCTGACCAGCGAGCAGTTGGGGTCGCTGGTGAAACGTCCGGACATCGAGGGCGGAAAGCCGAACCTGGTGCTGGTGGACGCGACCGACGCGCTAAAAGTCTACATGAAACAGGTGCTGCTGCCGCGCTTGGAAGCCTCGCGCAAGTGGAAGCCCAGCAAGGACGAGCCGTTCAACCCGGATCCTGTCATCGCCATCACCAGCGATGGCCGCTTCGCCGCGCTGGATCCGCGCTTCTTCGGCGGCAAGGTGACAGCCGAGACGCCCACCAAGCTGACCAAAATGGCCGAGGCCATCATCGCCGAGTACCAGGCGACGAAGGAGAACACCTACACCGACAAGGACGGCAAGAACGAGCCGGTGAAGGGCGGCACCCAGATCGTGTTCTACAACCTGGGCTTCGGTGAGCAGAGCCAGAAGAACCGCGGCTTCAATGCCCGCGGCGCGCTGACCAAGGCGCTGACCGACGGCGGCGTGAAGCGCGAGCACATCGCGTGGTTCGACGATGCTGACACCGACGCCAAGAAGGAAGCGATCTTCAAGGACATGCGCTCCGGGAAGCTGCGCATCCTGATCGGATCGGCGAAGAAGATGGGCACGGGCGTGAACGTGCAGAAGCGCCTGAGCATGCTGCACTACTTCGACCCGCCCTGGTATCCGTCCGACGTGGAGCAGCCGCACGGCCGCATCATCCGCCAAGGAAACCAGAACCCGACCGTTCGCATCAACTGGTATGCGACCAAGGGCACCTACGACGCCACGATGTGGCAGATGGTCGGCCGCAAGCAGCGATTCATCGACCAGGCGTTCACCGGCGACAAGTCGGTGCGATCAATGGACGACGTTAGCGAGGCATCGCAGTTCGAGCAGGCCGCTGCAGTGGCCAGCGGCGACCCTCGCGCCATGCAGCTGGCCGGACTGCGCCAGGACGTGGAGCGGCTGGAGCGCCTGCAGGCTGCGCACGCCAGCGAGCAGATCCGGATTCGCAGCGCGATCAACGAGAACACCTACTGGGTGGACGCGCTCAAGAAGCGCATCAAGACCTACACCGCCGCGATCGAGGCGGTCGGTAGCGGGTACTTCCAGTTCAAGACCGGCAAGGTTGGCTCTCAATCGGTCGAGAAGGTCGGAGATTTCGGTGAGGCGGTAAAGCAGGCCTTCAACGCCGCGGCCGCCAAGCACGCACTGAATCCTGACGGCGAACCGATCAATGTCGGCATGCTGAACGGGCTGCCGGTGCGAATGTTCCCGGAAGAGGCGATCAAGGGGAAGCCGACCGGCAAATTCAACCTGGTGGTCATGGCTGGCGATCACGCCATCGACATCGTCACGTCTCCAGAGCTTGGCGCGGATGTCGATGCCGTGGGCCTTGGACGGCGCATGGTGAACCAGGTCAACGCCCTTGGCAACGAGCTGCGGACTTCACAAGCCAAGCTGGCGGACACCGAAACCGAACTGACGCGACTCCGCAAGAAACTGGGAGCGCCGTTCGAGCACCAGCAGGAAATGCTGGAGAAACATGCCGACCTCAAGCGCCTCGAGGATGAGTTGAAGGCAGAGGGTGAGGCCGATGCCAAGGCCGCAGCCCTTGCGGCTCAGCCCCCTACGGTCATCAATGAGGACGGCAGCATACCCGGAGCCTTCAGCAAGCAGGACGGTGCCGCCGGCGGCGTGCCCATCTCCCGCGTCAATGCCATCGTTGCCGAGCACACGGCGAAGTGGGGCGACAACCAGCCGCGCGTGAAGGTGCTGGCCAGTGCCGAGGATCTGCCGGACGAGGCCAAGGAAGACCCGGACTACAAGACGTCCGAAGGGTTCTACGACGGCAAGACGGTGTACCTGATCGCGCCGAACCTGCGCAGCGAGTCGCGTGTGGCGCAGGTGCTGGCCCACGAGGCGGTCGGCCACTACGGCATTGACCGCATCATCGACGGCAACGTGAAAGGCGGGTGGGCCACGACCGTGGCATCCATTCGGCGCCTGCGCAACGACGCCACGCTTGGCAGCAAGGCCATGCGCGACGTGCTGGCCGAGGTCGAGCGCCGCTATCCGGGCGCCGGCAACGCCACGTTCGCCAAGGAAACGCTGGGCGTGATGGCGGAGCGGGGCGTCAAGAATGGCCTGCTGGACCGCGCCATTACCGCCGTGCGCGCGTTCCTGCGCCGCATCATGCCGGGGCTCCGCCTGAGTGAGGCCGAGCTACGCCAACTGCTGGTCAAGTCGGACAGCTTCCTGCGCGCGGGCGGACCGCGGGCAATTACGATCGGACAGCTTGACCTTTCCGACGCCGATGGGCAGGCTGCGTCGTATGGACAAATCTCCCGACTACAACGGCGTGACCGCCTTGCGGAGCCGGCCGAATCCTCGGGACGAGTTGCCGCCGCAGCACCTTCCGGACAACTCGACCTCTTCACCCCAATCCAAGGTGGTGAAGCTGCAGCCGAGACCGGCAAAAAGCTCTTCCAATTCGCCAAGGTCGTAAAGACCGGCCGGTTCCGCTCTAAGGGCGGACCGATCAAGACGTGGGAAGATGCTGCGCACATCGCAGCGCCCCTGCGCAAATCCCCTCAAGAGCAGATGATCGCGGTGGTTGCCGATTCGGCTGGCAATCCGTTGGCGGTCGTTCGCCACAGCATTGGCACCATCGACGGCGCAACCGTTGAGGCAGCCACCCTGATTGGCGCTATCGCGCAGATCCCCAACGCATCGCAGGTTTGGTTCGCGCACAACCATCCATCCGGAAAGATAGACCAGAGCTACGCCGACAAAGCGCTCACCGCCAACCTGCACAAGCTCATGGAAGGCAGTGGCATCAAGCCGCACGGCATGATCGTGGTCGGCACCGGGAACAACTCGGCGACGTACATCAACCCGACAACCAATGACAATGACAGCAGCCCGATTCCTCGCGGCGCTCGCGCTACGAAGATTCCGATGGTCGAGCGTTCAATGCAGCGGACAGCAAAGGGCGAGCTGCGCACATTCGGCAACCCTAGCGCGGCAAGGGTGATCGTTACGGAAGACGGTGGAAAAACGGGAATCTACCTGCTGAACACGAGATACGAGCAAGTCGGGTTCCTTCCGGTGACGTCGGAGCGCATGAAACAGCTGCGCACCGGCAACAAGAACACCAGCCAGGCATCGGTGCTGCGCGCGGTGGCCGAATCCAACGCGGCCGCGGCGGTTCTCGTCGCCGGCGATCGTGATGCCAGCAAGAACATGACACAGATGCTGAAGACGGCCGGCCTGCGCGTCCTCGACAGTTTTGTGGCGAACGCCGACGGCCGCCTCCAGTCCCTCGCCCAAACCGGCGAACTGTCCGGCACTGACGACGAGAGGTTTTTCAGCAAGCAGGACAAAACCGAAACGCCAGCTTTCTCCAAGCCCGATGCATCCATCGACGCGCTCGACCGCGTGATTTCTGCGCAGGAGACCGATCGCAGCATGCTGCAGAAAGCCAAGGACTGGTTGGCCGGACGCTGGGAGGATGCCAAGCCGTTCACGCTGGGCCTGCTGCAGACCCGCCACGTGCTGGAACTGGCCGAGGACCATCCTGCGCTGCGCGGCGCCAAGATCATCGCCGACCAGTTCCAGCAGATGCGGGCCGAGCGGGAGGCGCTGATGAACGGCGCCCCCGACGCCGCGGACCGGCCAGAAAGCATGATCGCCAAGGGCGTCGCGCCCATCGCCACGACATGGAGAAACTGGGCCTATCAGCGCGGACCGGCGGGATGGCTTGGCCGCATGAAGCCGGAGGCCAAGCTCATGGCGGAGGTCATGCACGAGGCAACGCGCTACGGACTGGACCCTTCCGAGGTTTACACGCGCCTCACATTCGAGGACAGCCGCGGCAACGCGGTGGAATGGACGCGCGAGGGGATCGCGCAGCGAATCAAGGAGATTCGCGGCCAAATGCGCGGACGGGCCGGCGACGACAAGTCGATGATGATGGAGGAAGTGAAGCGCCTCAAGGGCATCCCGGCGCGGGAGAGGCTGCGCGAACAGCGGTGGCCGGAGATCGTGGCCAAGTGGCAGTCCCTGCCGCCGGAGGCCAAGGCGATCTACAAGGAGGTCCGCGACTGGTACCGCCAGTTCAGCGACGAGACCGAGAAGGCGCTGATTGCGCGCATCGAGTCCATGGACATGCCCGATACCTACCGGCGCAGCTTGGTTGACCGCCTGCGCCTGCAGTTCGAGGCAAACCGCCGTGAAGGCGTCTACTTCCCGCTGGATCGCAACGGCGAGTACTGGATCAGTTTCTCGGATGCGAAGGGCGAGTTCGGTTTCAAGATGTTCGAGTCCGCCAGTGATCAGGCCTCCGCAGAACGCAAGCTGCGCGGCGCCGGGTTCACGATCCATTCGACCGGCAAGAAGGACCAGAACTATCGGGCCAAGGACGCCCCCAGCGGCACCTTCGTGCGCTCCGTGATCGACACGCTTCGGAAAGCCGGCGTGAACGAGAAGGCGCAGGATGAGGTGTACCAGGTATTCCTCAAGACCCTTCCTGAGATGAGCATGCGCAAGCGGCAGATTCACCGCCGTGCCGTTCCTGGGTTCAGTGATGATGCCCTGCGAGCCTTCGCCAAGAATGGATTCCACGGCGCCCACCAGCTTGCCAGGCTGCGCCACAGCCAGGGCATGCAGTTCGTTTTGGAGGCGATGCAGAAGGTGCTGGACAACTACCGCGAAAGCGATGAGCTTGGACTGCGCCAGAATGCCAACTCCCCCGAGGTAGTGCGTGCGGACAACCTGCTGGCGGAGATCAAGAAGCGTGTCGACCTGATCCTTGACCCCAAGGACAGCGCCATTGCCACCCACCTGAACGGGGTTGGGTTCGTCTACTACCTGGGGCTGGCGCCTGCATCGGCGCTGGTGAACCTGACGCAGAACGCGCAGGTCACGCTGCCCGTGCTTGGCGCGCACCACGGATGGGGCAAGGCCATGGCGGTGCTGGGCAAGGCCACGCTGGACGCGCTGCGCACCGGCGGCAATCTGGCGCGCACCCTGACCAGCGACGAGGAGCGCCGCGCCTACCGCGTGCTGGAGGCCCGCGGAGACATTTACCGCACGCAGTCGCACACGCTGGCCGGCATGGCCGAAGGGGACAGCCTCACGGCCAACCCCGCCTGGGCCAACGTGATGAACGGGATCAGTTTCCTGTTCCACAAGGCCGAGCTGGTGAACCGCGAGTCCACGGGCATCGCGGCATTCCGCCTCGCGCGGTCGTCGGGCAAGAGCTTCGAGGAGGCCATCGAGTACGCCAGCGACATCATCAATGGGACGCACTTCGACTATGCCGCCGCCAACCGGCCGCGCCTGATGCAGAACAACACGGCACGCATTGCCCTGCAGTTCAAGAACTACAGCATCGGCATGGCCTGGATGCTCTACCGGAACCTGTACCAGTCGTTCAAGGGCGCCACGCCGATCGAACGGCAGCAGGCGCGAAAGACCCTGACCGGAATCCTGGGGATGACCTCGCTCCTGTCGGGGGCCACGGGCCTGCCGATCATGGGCGCCATGGCGGTCGTGGCCAACGCGGCGCATGCCGCTTTCGGTGACGACAACGAGCCCTGGGACTTCGAGACGGAGTTTCGCAAATGGCTGGCGGAGGCGTTCGGCGACGGGGCGGCGACGGTGGTGGCCGATGGCGTGGTCAACCAGGCCGGGCTTGATGTCGCCAGCCGCACCAGCCTGTCGGGGCTGTTCTTCCGCGACCAGGACCAGCAGCTGGAGGGCCGGGACGCCTACTACAACCTCCTGGACACCCTGGCCGGCCCGATCGGCGGCATTGCCAAGAACCTGTTCGTCGGGACGCAGCAGATCGGCAATGGGCACGTGTTCCGCGGCGTCGAGACCATGCTTCCGAGCTTCGCCAAGAACGCGCTCAAGTCCTACCGCTACGCGGCCGAGGGCGTGCAGACCATGCGCGGCGACCCGATCGTTCCGGACGTGTCTGCCGGTGAGTCGATCGTGCAGGCCCTGGGCTTCCGGCCGACACGCGTGGCCGACCAGCAGCGGATCAACTCGGCCTTGAAGAACTACGAGAAGGACATCCAGGACCGAAGGCAGCTCCTGATGAACCTGTTTGCCCTGTCGGTGCACAACCAGGACGGCGAGGCGAGGGCCGAGGCGATGGGGAAAATCCAGCGGTTCAACGCGGCCTACCCGGAAATCGCCATCACACCGTCGTCCATCCGCGAGAGCCTGAAACGCCGCGCGCGGTACAGCGCCGACGCGGACCATGGCGTGTTCCTGCAGCGCAAGCTGGCCGAGCGCGTGAAGGATGCGGTTGGCGCGCCGGCCCCGTAGGGGTGCGGAAAAGTAAGTCGGCCACTCTAGGCAATTCAACAGCTTATGTGGCCTGCGCGCGCCTCCTGGTCGATGTAGTGGTCGCTCCCGCCCTCGCATAGCCCCGTGCTCACATGCACGTAGGGCGGGTAGCCGTTCGGCCAGCGCTCGTCGTCGGCGAACATAGCGAGGCGACGCAGGCACGTTCCGCGGCGCGGACAGATCGGATCGTTCGGCCCGAGGCCGAAGCGGCCGCCGGGGCGGGTCACGGCGCGGCCTCGGCGTCCGGCGCGGAGCTGGGGTCGGTGTCGTCGGTGTCGGGCACGGGCTCGCCCAGGACCACGCGCTGGGGTCGGCTCGGGTGCACGACGAAGGGCAAAGCCTTGGGCGGCACCTGGCCGAGGATGTTGACGCCCCAGCCGCCGCCATCGAGCGGGCCGAGGATGTCGAGCGCGCAGCCGTCGGGCGCGTGCCAGGTGTCGGCGTCGCGGTAGGGCTGCAGGCAGGCGATGGCGCGGGATTCGTCCGGGAAACGCAGGCGGGTGATGGGGCTCATGTCGTCATCGCCTGCAGTTCGGCATTGGCCAGGCGTCCAGGATAGATGCGCACGCGCTGCACCCAGCCGCCGAGCTGGTTGCCCCCGGACCTATTCTGGCCGAGCCCTCACTTCACGTCGCGGACGGGGTAGAAACTGTACGCCGGCGTTCCGTTCCGGTTGTCCACGCGGTAGCCGATATGGTCCACACTTCCGACCGCGCTGGTGAGCACCGCCGCGAGTCCGTTGGGCCACTTCGACCCGGCCGGCGGCGTCCACGTGTACCCGCCGCTTCCCGCCTGCACGAAGATGAGGGTGCCCTCGCGCACGTAGCCGGTCGGCGGCGCATTGGTGAAGGCCGTGGACGTGACCGAGGCCGTCAGGCTCACGTAGAAGTCGTCCGCCGCGGACAGGTCCAACGTCAGCGCGCCCGCGCTGGGCGTCGCCGACGCGATCTTCTTGGCCCGGTACATCGGATCGACGCGCGTGTCCGCGTTCAACGGTGTCACGCCGTTCGCCGCGCCGCGCGCCTCGGCCAACATCTGCACGTATGAGGCCGCGGCATCCGCCGTGCCCTGCGCCGCCGCCGCATCCTGCAGGGCCTGCGTGGCGTCGGCCTGGGCAGCCTCCACGGCGGATTGGCTGGCGACGGAAACGCCGATGTCGGTCTGCGCCAGGTAGGTCGCGGTCGGATCCACCGGGACCGCCGGCACGACGGTGGCGAGGTCGATGCCCGGGGAGTCGTAGGGCACCGAGATCGCATACGGATCCCGCCGATACGGCCGCGTTTTCTCGATGACTTGGTAGGTCCACGGGTTGGGCGTGATGTCCGGATCGTTGGTGGACGGGAGGAAGCCAGACAGCAGGCCGTTTTCGTCCAGGACCAACTCGATCTGCTCGGGCACAACCAGCACGCCGGCGACGTACACCGGCCGGGGCGGGACGAAAACCACAGAGCCGGTCAGCTTGCGCCCCGTGAACGTGATGGGGTCGTAGGTGACAGGGACTTGGGACCAACTGGGAGGCAGGGGCATGGCGGGTGTCCTGTGGGGATGGGATAGCGTGGCTCAGGGGGATGGCGGTGGCGCGCGGTGATCGCCGAGCAGGTAGCGCAGCGCGTCGGCGGCGGCCGTGTTGGCGGCGGCCTCGAACGCGCCGGACACGAAACGGTGCAGGGTGCGATAGGCGCGCTCATCCATGCGCAGGCGCTGCGCGGCCGAGCGCCGAGAAGGGCGATGCGCTGGGAAAATCAGGTCGCGGAAGGCATCGACGGCCACCAGACGCAGTCGGAACACCTTCCCGCCGTCCAGGTGCTGCGCCAATGTCCTGCAGGCCAGCGCCTGCACCCGCAGGCGATCCATGCAAAGCCGGCTGATGGCCGGCCAGAAGTCGAGCCGCTGCAGGATCACGGCCATGGCCAGGGCCTTGCCTAGTTCATCGTCCCCGGCCGCCATCGCGTGGGCCAAGTCGCAGTCGTCGATGCGGTCGCCCGTGGCGCGCCCGGCGGCTGGCATGCGGTAGGCCGTCCGTCCGGCCAGGGACGCGAACCGTTCCAACGGCTCGCGCGGCGGACTGGCAAACGCCTCCGCGTCCTCGCGCTTGCGAACATTGGCGGCCGGCTTCACGACTACAGCGTCCCGTCGACGTAGGCCTTCCACAGCGCGAAAGCCTCCCCTGCACCGCGCGCGACAGCGGCGCAGTAGCCAAGCTGGATGCTTTGCGCGATGAACTCGCGCTGTTCGCGGCTGGGCTGGCCGGTCAGGCTTTTCATTTCGATGAACAGGCCGTGGAACGTCAGCGACGGCATGCTCAGGGCCACGTCCGGCACTCCGGGCTTGACACCCTCGGCCTTGAGGCGGCCGGCGGTCCGCTTGCTGCGCCCGCCTCCGTTGGGAATGGCGAACGTGCGCGACACAGCAAGGGCATAGCGCGGATCGTTCAGCGCCAGCGTGCGGATGCGGTTGAAGAACACCACCTGCTCGGTGTGCTCGTCGTCCCGTCGCGGCTTGCGCTGCGCCGTCATGGCGTCCGGCTTGGGGACGGCCGCGGGCTGCTGGGCGCAGTGGCGCTCGGCCATGGCGCGCATGGGCTGTGGCATGAACGCCGGTGAGGCGTAGCGAAGCCGCTTTGCGGATGCCCGGCTCATGCGGCACCTCGCGCGGCGGCGGCGCCCGCGTCGGTGATGTGGAACACGCTGGCGGGGCGGAATGCGCCGGCGCGACGCCGGCCGGAAATGTCGACGTAGCGCCGGGACTGCAGGTCCGCCAGGCTCCGGTAGACGTGCTCCCTGCTGGCTGGCAGGCTCTCGGCCATATCCCTTGCCGTCGCTTCGCCGCACGCCAGAAAACGAAGGATCGTGCGCTCGGTCAACGTGATCGCCTTGGGGCAGTGCTTCGGGTCGCGCTTACTCATCGTCCTCTCCCAGCGGGACGCCGGCCGCCACCAACTGGCGCTTCACGCGAGCGGCGACAGACGCAATGTGCTGCTGCTGTTCCAGCATGAAGCGGGACAGCTCCTGGTGCTTGGTGGCGTAGACCTCCAGCGCGTCATTGAGGCCGTCGAAAATCGCGTGCATCTGCACTCGGGACAGGCCGTCGAGCGTGTGGCGCCTCGCCTTTTCCGGCGCCTTCCCGATGGGGCGCGACGGCTGGCGACCGCCGGCCGGCTCGTACACCGGCGCCATGCGCCCTGCCCGGCCGTCCTTGGACTCGCCGGATTTCACGGCCAAACCAGCGTCACACAGCGAGCGCAGCAGCGCCGCGGCGGCGCGGGCGTCCTTGGCCAGCCAGACAGTTTCCGGCCACCCCTCGGCCATGCCGAGCCCGATGGCCTGGTCCAGCGCGTCGGCGGCCGACAGCGGCTTGGGCGATCGGTGCAGGGCGGCAAGCAACAGGTCCTGCAGGGGCGTCATGCCGCACCCCCGCGCAGGCTCTGCCAGTCGCACCGGACCACGGCGCTGCCAACGGTCAGCATTTCTCCCTCGAAGGCATATCGCTTCGGCTGCATCATTCCTCCGGGAACTCGAGAACCACGCCACGGCCCAGGTAGTGCGCTTGCATGGCTTCCAGGTACTCGCTGAGCTGCGCCTTGGTCATCAGCGACGTGACGGGCAGGTACTTCATGGCCGCCTCCTTCTCCTCGTAGGGCAGCCACTTGATGGCCTTGTCGTAGAGCGCGCGGAACTCGGCGTCGGCGGCTCGCAGGATCGGCACGCCAAAGTGCAGCTTGCAAAAGCACTTGACGCCCAGCTCGGACTCCTCGCGCAGCTCGCGGGCAATCTGCCCGTACCACGCATGGGAGATCGCGTTCTGGTCCAAGCTGCGCTTCTTTCCGGACTTCCACGAGATACGCAGCCACTTGTGCCGGCGCCACTCTTCCCGCAGTGCGCCAATCGCGCGCTGCAGGCTGTCTTCGCTGTTTGCAATGGCCTCGCTCATCGGCGCCGCCTCACAGCATCCGGAACTTTCCGCCGGGCAGCTTCGTGCTTCGCGGCGGCTGGCGGATCGGGAGGCGATTGAAGGTCAGCAGGTTTCCATCTTTCGACCTCGCCGGCTTCCCATTTTCCGACGACGACACGGCCTTCGGGTCCTTCTTCGATGGCGCGAGAGACTTTGACCTGCTCACCAAACACTCCTTTGATCAGATCCAACGTGGCGGCCGTGGCCGGCATTCTTCGGCGGTTACTCTCCGCCTGCGCTCGCTTGCCTTCGATCTCCCGCCCAGCGAGTGCGGCCAAAGCCGCGAGAGGGTCGGGCGACTTCAACGTGGGGGAGTCCATCGCAGTCCTCGAAGCGCATTTCGTCCAGGCGCTCGCGCAGCGGGATCATCCCGGTGCGGCCGTTGCGCTGTTTGGCGACGATCAGCTCGGCAAAGCCGCGGTGCGGCGACTCGGCGCTGTAGTAGCCGTCGCGGTAGGCAAACAGGATGATGTCGGCGTCCTGCTCGATAGCGCCGGAGTCGCGCAGGTCCGACAGCGTGGGCCGCTTGTCGGCGCGCCCTTCGACACCGCGATTGAGCTGCGACAGCAGCAGCACCGGCACGCCCAACGCCTTGCCAAGTGACTTGAGTTCGCGCGTCACTTCCTGCACCGCGTTTGCCGTGCTGTCGGCCTTCGGCAGGCGCATGTATTGCAGATAGTCGATGACGATCAGCGACATAGGCGACGCGCCGTGGCACTGGCGCGCACGGGCGCACAGTTGTTCCACCGTGATCCCGCACGACTCGTCGAACAGCAGCGGGGCGGCCTTGAGCTTTTCGGCCGCGGCGAACACCCGCCCCCAATGCGCCTCGTCCATGGTCTTTGGCGAGCGCAGGGCGCCGAACGGCACGCCGCCAATCGCCGCGACGCTGCGCGCCAGCACGTTCGCCGCCGACATTTCCTGCGAGAAGAACAGCACCCGCTTTCCGCGCAGCGCCACGCGCTCGCCGATGTTCTGCGCCAGCGTGGATTTGCCCATGCCGGGGCGGCCGGCGAGGATTACCAAATCTCCAGGCTGGAAGCCGGAGGTCATGTCGTCCAGGCCGTCAAAGCCCGTCGAAAGGCCCGTGATCGGCGAATCCGCATCGCACTTGCGCTGCAGGTCGGCCACCAGGTCCGCCAGCACTTCGCGGGCCGGGCGGATCGCCGACAGCTCGGGGCGGGACGCCTCGGCCAGGATGCGCTGGGCCTCGCCAAACGCATCCTGCGGGCTCAGGCGCGCGATCCGCTGCCCCGCCGCTACCACGCGGCGGTGCGTGGCGTGCGCGGCCACCATGGCCGCATACGTGCGGATGTTGGCCGACCCCGGCGTCGTGTTGGCGGCGCTCATGGCCAGCGAGGCCAGGCGAGGCACCCGGTCGCCCACCGTCACCACGTCCACCGGGGTCTGCGCCTTGGCGGAGTCGGCGACCACGCGGAACAGCTCGCGGTAGCCGTCGTGCGAGAAGTCCTCCGCGGTCACGGTGTCCGCGATGCGCCAGTACGCCTGCGGGTCGAGCATGCACCCGCCGATGACGCTGGCTTCGGCGTTGTGGCTGGCGCTCATGCGGCACTCCGGTTTTCGTAGTGCCCTTCAAGCACTTTGACGAAGTTTTCGGCCCTGAGCAGCCACGGCAGGGAGCACTCCCAGGTCGCGTGGCCGTTGCTGCGGGAGCTGCGCCCGGCGAGGAAATCCGACTGGCCGACGTACTCGAAAAACTCTGCCCACCACGCCAGCGTCTGCCGCTCGCCGCGCTCTCTCCACCTGGCCCGCAGCATCGCGGCACGTCCGGGCGTCCACTCGCGGATTCGCGGCAGCGTCGGAAGTTTCTCGTGGAACAACGCGATGATCGCCTCGTGGGGGCACGGTGATTGCCCAGATTCCACGGGCTCAGGGTCGGCAGGCGGGTCGCCCAGCGGAAGCGCTGGCGACGAATCACCGAAGGTGATTTGCTTTTGATCTTGCTCTTGTCTGGTGTCTGGTGTCTGGTTAGGTTGATCTTTCGTTGCACGATCTGAGCACGATTCGTGCTCTGTTCGTGGCACGATTTGTTTGGCCTTTCGTTTGGCCTCTCGTTCACGCGCGATGCGGGCGTTCGTGTCAGCCTGCGTGACGGCCTTCGTGATCTCAGCGTCTGCGCGATGGTTCACCAAGCCGTCGGCAGTCGTGGTCCAGAACTGCGCCGCAACAGCGTCGATGGCTTCACGCTCGGCCCGATCCTGGGCGCGCAGCATGCGGTGCAGCGCCTTTCCGGTCGGCAGCGGCTTCTCGGTGGCGTAGTAGTGCTGCAGCATCAGCATGTAGGCGCCGTGCTCCGTGACGGACAGGTGCGCCGTGTCACGCTGGTAGTCGCCGATGTAGAGCTTGAAGAAATTCATATGGCCCCTAGAGCCCAGAGGGTCCGCGATCCGCCAACCCGCTAGGCTCGGGCTGTCCGCCGGTAGCTACTCCGGCGTGAGGCGGTGCGGAAAACAGGTCAACACGGACGCAGGCTTTGGCCTCGGCCAGGATGGATCGCGCCTCGGCCAGCTCGTCCGCCGTGGGGAAATCCTCGTCGCCAAGGCGCGCAGCGAAGCGGGCCAGCTCGGGGATGTCGGCAATGACGTGGCGGAGGCGGCGCATCAGCGGGCCTGCGCCAGGCGGGAAAGCGTGATGTTCAGCGCGCCCAGCTCGTCGAGCTTGCGGATGCGCCAGAGGGTCTTGTCGCCGTGGATGCCTTGGGCGCCTTGGTGGCAGTGCCAGCACAGGGCCACGGCGGTGAAGTGGTCGCCCTGCTTGATGTGGTGCGCGCTGCTCGGGGCCGGCGCATCGCACACGGCGCAGGGCAGTTCCTTCACCGCGGCCAGGTGGCGCTCCTCGGCGGCCGTGTGGGCCTTGGAGTTCTTCGACCTCATGCCGCCCGCCCCTGTCCCAACAGCACGCGGCGCAGCGCGGCGTTTTCCTGGTTGAGTGTCGTTGAGGGGCTCAGCGAGGCAAAAAAATCGGCGCAGCGATCCTGCTGCGCCCGAACGGCTCGCCCTGTGGAATCGAAACCGGAACGGATTGGCCAGCAGCCCATCTCAGGCGGCCTCTTTCCGACGCTTGCCCCAGGCGACCGCGTCGATCAGGGGCTCGCCGCTGGGGCCGCGGGTCCAGGGGATGTCGGGGCGCAGCTCTTCACAGCGCACGGCGCCGCCAGTGGCAAGCTCTATCGCGGCGCATCGGTCGTGGGGGACCTGTTCGCGCATGCGCCAGTTGGTGACGACGTTCGGGGCAAGCCCCAGCTTGGACGCGAAGGCGGTGACGCCGTCCAGTTGTTCGATTGCACGGTCGAGGGCGGTCATGGCGCCGAATCTACACGTTTCGTGTTATTCGTGCAACACGGAAAGTGTCTGCGCCGGTTACACGCTATGTGTAAGGCGCCGGCATGACGGCCACGACGGCCTCGCCCTTCTGGCTTGGCTTGCGTCCCTTGGCACCAATCGCTTCGACGCGCCGATCCACTTCCTGCTGATCCACTTTTCGCTCCTTCGCGGCCTCTTGCCGCCGTGCTGACCATGCCCCGCTTGCCCCAGGCCCGCAACGGTTTGGCGCCTTGCTGCGGCGCACAATCGAAAGTTACACGTTTCGTGTTGACAGTGGTACACGCTGCGTGCAGGCTTCACTACACACCGCCACCACGGCGGGCCTTGATGGGGTGAAGCCAGCATGTCCAGTTCGAGTCTCGCAGAGCGCGACGCCGGCCCGGCCGTCAGCGCCAGCACCGCCGAGTATTTCAACGCGCTGAGCCGCGAGCTTGCCGTCGACCCGAAGGCCCTTGAGCGCCGCCTGGCCGCGCAGATCGCAGCCATGTTCGGCGCGCCGGCGCCGGCCGCTGGGGGTGCGAAGTGAGCGCCCGGGCCGAGTACTACGCCAAGCGCAGCAGCCTTCGCCGCACCCTGCGCGCGCTCCGCAAGATGAGCGACTGCGCGCCGCGGTCGAATGACATCGCCTACCGCCCCGGCGAGGTGGAGGGACTGCGCTCCGCCATCGTCGAGACGCGGGGCGCGTTGACGGCCATGTCCGGCCGCGACGACATCGAGCTGCGCTGGCGCGAGGAGGCGTTCCGCGCCCGTTTCGCCAGCCTCAAGGCTGCGATCAGCCAGCGCCGCGCGGAGCAGGCCAAGCGTGCGCGCATGGATCGCCACCTGCGCGAGCTGGACAAGATCAACAGCTACGCCCGCGAGCACGGCATCCCCTACCAGCGCCTGCTCTCCATGCGCCTGAGCCTGGGCCTCGACCAAACCGCGGCCGAGGTGATCGCCGCCGATGCCGCGCGCTACAGCGTCACTACGGAGGCCGCGTGATGGGCACCGTGATCTCGCTTGACCGGGTCCGCCGCACGCACATCACTCAGCAGGCGCGCGCCAAGGGCGCGGGCGTGGCCGCGGCCATCAGCGCCACGCGCCATGGGTTCGACGGCGAGCGCGCTGCAGGCTTCGCCCTCACCGCCCGCGACCTGGTGCTGGCCGGCTACAGCGCGGCCATGGCGCTGACGAAGGTGTACGCCCGCATCCGCACCGAGGCGGCCCGTCGCGGCCCAGGGGGGCGCGCATGAGCCTGTTGCGCTCCCTGCTGTCGCCTCCAGGCGCTGTGCGCCACCGACCCCACCGAACCGACGCCGCCGAATGCGGCTTGAGGGAATGACCATGAACGCAGTCGTGAAACAGGAAGCGCCCCAACTGGCGCACGGGGACAACGCCGTGCTGGCGATGATCGAGCGCGCGGCGCGCGATTCGTCGGTAGACATGGACAAGATGGAGCGCCTGATGCTGATGCACGAGCGGATGCTCGCTCGGCAGGCGGAGACGCAGTTTGCCGAGGCCCTGGCCGAAATGCAGGACGAGCTTCCGAGCATCGGCGAGCGCGGCAGCGCAGCGGGGCGCTACACCTACGCGCTGTGGGAAGACATCAATGCGGCGATCAAGCCGATCATGAAGCGGCACGGGTTCGCGCTGACCTTCCGCACCGACTTTTCCAGCGGGATCGCCGTGACCGGCGTCCTCACGCACCGTGCCGGGCACAAGATTGAAACGACGATTGTCCTGCCGGCCGACACCAGCGGAAACAAACCCGCGGTGCAGGCGGCGGCGTCGAGCGTGAGCTACGGCAAGCGCTACGCCGCCGGGGCGCTGCTGAACCTCACCAGCCACGGCGAGGACGACGACGCTTTCGCCGCATCGGTCGAGCGCATCACGGACGAACAGGCCGCCACGCTGCGCGACTGGATCGCCCAGGCCGGCGCGAACGAGGCCAAGTTCCTTGCCTACCTCAAGGTCGAGTCGGTCGAGGCAATCCCGGCCAAGTCCTACCAGACCGCGCTGAACATGCTCAAGGCGAAGGCGAAGAAATGAGCGCCATCACGATCTACACATGCGCGCAGAACTCGCCGGAGTGGTTCGAGGCCCGGCGCGGCATTCCCACGGCGAGCGAGTTCTCGACTGTCCTGGCGAAGGGTCGCGGTGGCGGCGAATCCGTCACGCGCCGCAAGTACCTGCTGACCTTGGCCGCTCAAGTGCTCACCGGCGAAGTGGTCCAAGCCTGGGCCGGGAACGAACACACGGAGCGCGGGCACGCGATGGAGGACGAGGCGCGGAAAGCGTATGCGTTCCAGACCGACGCGGACCCGTTGCCGGTGGGTTTCATGCGCCGTGGCCGTGCGGGCGCCTCTCCGGACTCTCTGATCGGCGACAGCGGGCTATTGGAGATCAAGACCAAGCTGCCGCACCTGCAGCTTGACGTGCTCGAACAGGGCCGCCTGCCGCCCGAGCACGTCGCCCAGGTTCAAGGCCAACTGTGGGTCTCCGGCCGTGACTTCTGCGATTTCGTGAGCTACTGGCCGCGCCTGCCGCTGTTCGTGACGCGGGTCGAGCGCGACGAGAAGTACATCGAGGCACTGGCGCAGGCCGTGGCCGACTTCAACGGCGAGCTGGATGCCATCGTCGCCAAGTATTCCACCGAGGAACTGAGGGCCGCCGCGTGAACTACGCAGAGCACCAGAACCGCAAGCGCCTCGTCCGCTACATGGTCGCCCGCGTGGCATCGGCCGACTTCTGCGCGCATGAGTTCGCTGCCCGTTGCAAACGCGGCTTGGAGTGGCGCGAGGACAGCCGGCGCGCTCCGATCCCGAGGCACCGGGCGTTGACTGTAATCCCCGACGCGGGCCACGGCGCGTAATCCGTGGCGCTTTCAAGGAAGCCGCTTTGCGTGGGCGCGAGTCTCACCGCCGCATTCGCTGAGTGACCAGGCGCTGGGGCAAGGCGGCTTCCTTGAGGGCGAATCAGCAACACCGCGCCGGGCGGAATCCCGGCAGAGATACGGAGAAGGCAATGGCACAGGACATCGTTGCGACCATCGGCACCTATCAGAAGGACGGCGAGACCAAGTACGTCACGCGCAAGGTGGGTTCCTTGGTCGATACCAAGCACGGCCAGCGCATCAAGCTCGACGCGAGTTTCAACCCGGCCGGGTGCGTTCGCTCGGATGACGGCGGCGTGTGGCTGGCGCTGTTCGAGCAGCGCGAGCGCGAAGAACGCCCGAAGAATCCGAGCCGCGCCAGCGCTCCGCCATATTCCACCGAAGTCCTTGACGACGACATCCCCTTCTGACAATGGGCCTGCGCAAGATGCTGCGGGCCCATCCGCATCTTGTGGACCTTCGGAAAATCCCAGCGTCGAATCACTGCTGGTTTATCGACCTTTGCACCGGGAGAGTGGCGTGAGCAATACCGTATATGGATTGCTAGATCGGATGCGCCATGCAGCAACGCACTGCGAAACGCTGCACGACGCCGAGTGGGAAGCGCAGCAACTGCGCGATGCAGCGGCCGAGATCGAGCGCCAGGCCGCCGAAATCGCGCGACTCACCGAAGAGCGCGACGCATTCCGCGCGTCGTCGGAGATTCGCGGGGCGAACGGCGAGGCGATGCGTGCGCTGCTTGCCGCGGAGCGCGAGCGGTGGATGGCTGCGTTGCGGCTTCAACACGACTACCGCGGCGCCTGCCCTGATGACAGTCAGCCAACGGCGCGCGACCCCAATTGCCCCGCGTGCAGGGCGCTGATCGATTTTGGGGCGGAACACCTGAGTTAAGCCGCGCCGCGAAGCGG